AATAGTTCCCGGATAATGATGTATATCCGATAATCGATTTTAATCTCACTGTAGATTATTAATTGGAAAATGGTTTAATCTATTTAATCCATTTTTGACATCAGCGTAATATGAAAGATAATGAAATATACAATGAATGGTGTTCATTTATCAATGATGAAAAATATATGGACAATTTCATATCTAATGAAGAAATATGGAGATGTAGGTTAGAGATGCTTAAGAAATTCATAGATGAAAATCATAGAAGACCGTCAAGTAAGTCTAAAAATACAAATACAGATGAAAAGAAATTGGGACAGTGGTTGTCAGTTCAGATTAAGAATTCTAAACCAGAGTTACGAACAGATATTATGAAAGACAACGAAATATACAATGAATGGTGTTCGTTTATCAATGATGAAAAATACAAGGTGCATTTCCTATCAAACGAAGAAGTATGGAGAAACAACTTACAATTACTAATGAAATTCATCGAAGAACATCAAAGAAGACCGTCAAGTAAGTCTAAAAATGCATATGAAAAGAAATTGGCAAAGTGGTTGTCAGCTCAAATAAGTAATTCCAAACCAAAATCACGCAAACAAATTATGAAAGACGACGAAATATACAAGTTATGGAATGACTTTATAACTGACGAAAAATACAATAAGTATTTCAAATAAATTAATAAAATCCTTTAAATTTGATGAATCGACCATCTAATTCTCCATTATTCCATCTCAAACTTATTACGAATATTCTTACTGAATAAACATACTCGAAGATGGACATTGTGCAACATTATCATCGTGAATTCGCAAATTTCCTAGATACAATTCACCAATCCGAACCAAAGACATCGCAATTCGATTGCTTGATTGCTGTTGGTTACCATTGCTGTATGGCCCGTCTCAAAGATACTAATACCTATAATCCATATAAACGCTGTTCGATGCCGGTTTATATCCAACCGAACATGACTGATGAGGAAGTTAGTCGTGCTCGTTTCTGTAAAAAACATGCCAAGAAGTGCATCTATGGCACGGTCGACCGTCGTATTGAAGAAGATTCTCCGTTATACAATTATTATAAAAAGAAGAATCCAAGAATTGACGAAGAAATCGATACAGGGGTCGTAACAACCGGAACATACAGACAGTTCTCTACTGCAGATTTCGAAACGAGTCTTCGTAAGATTCAACGACAAATTATCAAAAGACATGGTAAAGAAGTCATGTCCCACGCAACCCAATTATCGTTTATGCAACAGACAATGTCGATTGTCGATATGCCTCCTCATATATCACGTGGAAAGTCTGCGAAAGAAACCGCGGTTGAATGGAAAAAGTATCTCGTTCAGCACAACAAGTGGCAATTGACAATCGGCGAAGCCGAACAACTCGTCCAATATCTCGTCGAATTAATCGAAAAAAGCAGACGTCCGACTCCATCGTCCTCAAAGGAAACCAGCAGTGAAAGTCTCTCGGAAGAAGAATCCGACGACGAAGAAGATGAAGATGAAGATGAAGATGACGAAGATGAATCCGACGAAGAATCCGACGACGAAGAAGAAGAAGAAAAAAAGGAACCTCCAAAGAAGACATCGAAGGTTGCCACAAAGACATCCCAAAAGACAGTCCCACCTCCAAAGAAAGAAAAGTCGTCGGACGAAAAGTCGTCTAACGATATGATGACCGTCGATGAAATGGACGAATGCATTGAAAATGAAGATGTCACCGATATCGTCATTACAAAAGATATGGACCGCATATCATTCTACCTCGTTCCAAACAAGGCACAGAATAAGAATATCAATCCATACGTCGTCTATGTTCTATACAAGAAGAACAATATGTATTGTCCAGTCGGTTTCGCTCGTGAATGGGTCGATACATCTGACGAAATACCTGACCGTTTCAAGAATTCATCACAATCAGTTCTCGACCCAGACACCCGTATTCCAATCATCGAAATCGAAATCAATACTCGCGGTGCAATGATGACCGGATTATCAAAGGGTATCTATCGCGAATACGATTACAATCCAAACAATAACAACCTCGTCCGAACTGGTCACATCCAACAATCATAAATGCGTTCTCTCGACATCATCCGAAGACTATAAAGAACTACTAACCAACCAACCAACCAAACCACATCACCTCCAACATCTTTTTTTACTCGCGTTTGACGACTATTATCTACGTATAAGATAGATTTACTATACATAGGTAATATACAAATGAGTAATCCCGTGTTTCCACGACATTGTTCCCCGCGTAATTCACGGATGACACACACCTGTTTCGATGATGCGTCACTTATAAAACTCGCGAAGGAATATAATCGAACCCACGACGACGACATATCTATTCCGTCCGGATTCGACGACGATTCCCTTTCCGCATCCAAACGCGACGATCTCCGACGTTCAATATGGACAAAATTGCGCGAAGGTCTCGAACGCGCAGACGAACTCCCATGCAAAGAAGACTTTTGTGTCCTTTATTCGCCCCTCGGTGAATCCATCAATGATAAGACAATCCACGAAGAAACATTCCGCCCAGAGAAACCTAGTGAATGGTATGGCGATAGTCACACATGGCTCACCAATTACGATATCGAAGGTGTGATGCGTCAATACGAAAAGGCATACCGCGACTTTGTCTTTTACGGACCTTCGCCGGTGGATTTCGATAGTAAGGTGGGTTTCGACAATACATGCGTCGAAGCGAGTATATGCTCTATCAGTCTCCGCAAGTTGTATTCTTCGGGAAAACGCAGAGTTGGATTCGTCTTCAATTTGGACCCACATGACCGCCCTGGTTCGCACTGGACTGCCCTATTGTGTGACATGAATACCTGCACGATTTTCTATTTTGATTCGAACGGTGTTGAACCACCAAAGGAAATCAGCGTATTAATGCGTCGCCTACGGGACCAAGGGAACCGCCTGATTATCGACGGTATTCTACCAGTGAATCGCGCGAGTATGTCGGACGATGCACTACAAGGTCGTTTTATTGAACAGACGCGATTCCAATTAAATTTAAATGCACGACGTACGGGACAACGTGGGGGTCTTAAAGAATTAGTCGAACGCAAATACGGTATCGAATCCGGTGACATCGTTCATCTGTCGCAACAGAGTCGTAAGGGCGATGGTGTAATCGGCGGAACCGGACGTCGTGTCAAAGAAGTAACCGACGACGGTATCGTTATACTTGAATCCGCGTTACCTGAATCGGTTTTATCGTCAGACCGCGAGGTTCAATTGATTCGTGGGGATTTCGAAGAATCGTATAATTCAACGCGGTTCCAATATGGTAATACCGAATGCGGGATGTTTTCGATGTATTTCCTGATTCAATGTATATTGGGTCATTCGATTGACGAAATCATACGTAACCGTATTACCGATAACGGCGTATGGAAGAAACGCGGTGAATATTTCAGACCAAATATCCAACATGCATCGCGAACTTCGTCGGATAAAGAAAGTGATGATGGTGTCATGGGTCTATTTACGGGAGGTAAAGGGAAAAAGACGAAGAGACAGAGTAAGAGTCGTCGTATTAGTCGACGCATTCGCCTGCGTAGAAGTAGTAGTCGTCGTATTAAACGTCAAAGTAGTGGCAAACGTCGTTCTTTACGTCGAAGAAAGTAACTTAACGATAGCGTCTCAAATAGAAAATATGGATTCTTCTATCTGATACGTGTGACTTGTTCATGCGAACCGTGTGACCCAGGTGACTTAACGACGTTTATTCATCGATTTCTTCTTCATTGACTTTTTTAATTTCTTTGAAGCACGCGAACGACGAATACTACGACGTTTGTTATTGTTATTGTTATTATTGTTGTTCGAGTTATTAGAACCACCGGTTAATGATGTCGTTTTACCCTGATCATCTATAATATTCCAACCTTGTTGATTTAATGTGTTAACAACATCTACACGATATTCAGAAGGATTCTTATCTGCTGGAATTTGAATTTTAAACTTTATTGGTTGTGGTTTTTGTTCTGATTCTTCACTCATTATTAATTACAAATTATATGATAAACGCAGATTTTTTTATGACAAGATAGTAAGTATGACTCCCTCCGATACACTACGTATTGTCATCGCACTATTCATCGTCGTTATCAGCGCGTGGATATACACATATACCTACGAATTGGAACGAAAGAAATGCACGTGTGCCATTGACAGACGCGTTTATTTTTTCCGCGCCGTTCTTCTCTTCTTATTTGCCATCGTATTCACCGCAATCTTCCGCCCAGTTCCGCGATATATCATGATTGCATTCGCAGTCGCGTGGTTCCTATTCATCCTCATCGGTCTCTGGTTCATCCGTGACATCAAAGGTTCCACTTGTGCATGTGCTCAAAACGATGGTCTCCAAGTCATGGAGCAGTTTCTCTATATTTCACTCGTTTTGTATATCGGAATGATTCTATGGGGTGCGAGTCCGGTATTACGCAATGCAGTGTTGTAATTTCGCGAAAATAAAATATCCAACTATAATATCTGATATTCGATATTCTATTCCGTCGTTCCATGGAAGCGTTTGCCTATGTCCTCGCGGTTGTTTTAATTGCTCTACAAGTATGGATTCTCGCATACACGATTGACCTTCGTGAAAAGAATTGCGCATGTGCAATCGACTGGCGTTTAACCTTCGTCCAATTCGCAATCGTCTTCAATTTATTTGCCGGATTCTTCGCGTTCTATATTCCGGCAATCGCGGTCGTTACCGTCCCAGTTGCCGTCGCGTTTGTCATCGTCGGTCTTATGTATATCCAAGACATGAAATCGTCGAAATGTTCTTGTTCGGAAAATCGTGCAAGGGATGCATTGGAAATACTATTGTATGTCAGTGCATTTATGTGGGTCATCGCAATCACGATGGCAATCGCGGGATTCATTACGGGAACGACGCTTCTTATGCGTTTGATGAAAAACGGAAGTGCGTTGAAACCGGAAACCGTTATGAAATTCGCGGATAGTCTCAAGACATTCGCAGCTAAATCTATGAAGTAAATCCATTTCCATTCATTTGTGGTTTATATGAATGAAAATAATCGATATCTATGTTATTGAATTGATAACGTATCAATAGCGAATGGATACAACTATACCTATGCGCCGACAAAGTGAATCTGATGTTCCAATGCCTCCGCCGATAATCACTCCTCCTGAATCGCCTTCTTATAAAAAAAATACGATAGTTCCTTATACACAGGCACCGTGTGGATACCAAATGCCATCGCCGACACCATTCCCGTCACCGATGAGGAATTATAAAAAATCGTCCATTGTTCCGATACCATGCACCAATACATGCAAGTGTGACACTTGTAGAAAGATGACCACCCCCAAGGAATTTATACCACCACATCCGCAGACGCTCCCTCAACACGAGATGGAACCCGTCCCGCTTGTCCCACGGTTCACATGTATTCCACGTAAAAAGGAGAAACGCGGAACCTTGGAAGATTTCGCATACGGGTGCATGTTATGCATGTGTTGTTGCTTTGTTCCGATGGAATAGTTAATCCGACAATCGCGCAATAATTGCCGATGCATTGCGTTTAATCTCGCGTTGTTCTGCAGTGGTCTTGCGATTCCATAAGTTCCACATCTGGACTGTTCGTCCATTCTTTTCAAATACTTCACGGTGTTTTCCGATATATGCGTAAAACAATGTGGTCCAATCCTCGTCCCAGATGCCGTCGCGTCGGAATCGTCCATTTGACATCTTGTATAGATATGCACTACTGGATATATACGGTTTCGTCGTCGTCAGTCCTCCGTCTGCATAGAGAATCATCGAATAGACATTATAGACCATGACCCATTCATACGAGTCGATTGCGAATTCCATGAACCATCGATAGACTTCATGTGGATGAAATTGCATCAGATTCATTATATTGCCCATCACCATCAGGCGTTGGATATGATGTAGATAACCCGTTCGGAATGCCTGGCGTATCGTCATATCGACGGGAGTCCATCCGGTCGTTCCATCATACCACGCGGACGTGAGTTTCCGCGTTGCCTTCATTGCGTTCATTGCGCGTATCTTCTCTCCCCAGAATACATAGATGTATCGACTATATTCGCGCCATCCGATGACCTGTCGTATAAACCCTTCGACTGATGCAATTGGAATAGTGTCGCGATTCTTGGACCATTCTTCGATGACCTTATCGACGACATCCATCGGTGTCAATAGTCCGATGTTTAATAGATGCGATATACCACTGTGATAGAGAATAAAATTGTCATGGACGTGTGACGTGTTGGAATCCTGGGAAGACACGGTTAGTGCATCCTGGGAAGACGCAACTAATGCATCCTGGGAATACGCAGTGTGCATGTCTTGGAAGGATGCCACCATGGCATCCTGGTAATCGCCGAAATGGACCAATCGTTCCCTACAGAATCGCGCGAGTCGTTTCAATGCACCTGCACGTGTAAAGTCTATATGTGAATAATCGATATCTCCGTCGATTCCCGGATGGTCCTTGAAATAATGTCGGAGGCGTTCAATTCCTTCACGTATCATTCGACGTTCTGTCGCACTTCGTTCCCCGTTACTTTTACGGAAATCCGGTATAGTCGCCTCCTGACCTCGCGGTAATGGTTTCCGGTTTTCGACGTCGAATGTCAATTTATTTCCGACCCATTTCCCATCGTCCGTCATAAGTATATGATGGTTTCGACGCAATTCCGAATAAAAAGTCGTTTGTAATAGACGTTTATTGCCCGATGCAAACTTATCCTTGTGTATCGTTAATAGTTCGTCCATCGATGCGATAAACAGTGGTGTATCGAACCATGTCAATGCGATTCCATGGCGTTTGCAATGTGTATTCGCCGCGCGGTTCAATGTGATATCGACTGCATCATACATATACCATTCCGACCCTTTTGTGGATGGAACCGATTTCAATGATTCACCGCCTTTATATTTCACCGATGACGGAGACCCACATGACGTATAGTCAATGAGATGGACCGACGATCGCGATAGACCTGTAGCATCGACAATTTCTTCACAGAAGATTCGAGTAGTGACATCGTGTAATAGGATTTTAAGTGGATGGTGGCGTATGCGACCACTATACATGTCATTGTATCGGAAAAATCGCGGGTCCTGTAAAATATATACATGGTCAATCGATAAACGTCTTATATCTGCGGTCACAACGGTGTGACAGAGTTGATTCGCCCACAATACCAGAGTCTTCATCGGCAATAGACACTTTCTATAAATAGAGAATATACATCCATAGCAAAATTGCATAAAGTCAATCGGTCCAAAGATAAGATAACAAATTCCATCATCATGAGCGAAACGCAACAACAACAAGGACTCCATCTACGCATCGACAACCGCGAACAGTTCCGTGACCGTCTATCGACATCGATACGTAACATCGATAAACATGCGAATGCGCTGATTACGATTGAAACATTACCCGTCGGAGATTTCTTATTTGAATGGAACGGAGAACCCGTATTGGTCATCGAACGGAAAACACTCGCAGATTATGCCGCATCGATACGCGATGGACGACACCGCGAACAGAAGCGCCGCCTATACGAGACCTATGGGCGCGGACGTGTTCTCTTTATTATCGAAGGGGATATGACAGACGACCGCCAATACTCTGCGCGTTTCACAAAAGTGCCGATGGATACATTAGTATCGTCGATTGTCAATACATTATTGCGAGATAACATGCACGTTTTCCATACGGCATCGGACCATGAGACAATTGAGTTCCTCACATTAGTCTATAAAAAACTTGCGAAGGGTATCGATTTCATAAAGGAAGATGGTATATGCAAGTCCGCAGAAAAGGCATCCACAGACTACCTCTTTGACCCGACCAAGACAATTAAGAACACACAATTGACGCCACAACGGACATTCCAATTAATGCTCCAATGTATTCCGGGTGTATCGTCGAAAGTGAGTGAGCGAATTATCGGGGTGCATACGTCCATGCCGGATTTTCTCTCCCATTTACAATCATTCAATACCTATGATGAAACGGTTGCCTATGTGGAAACAATCGGGTCCGGACGGAAGATTCCACGTCCAACCGCGCAACGAGTCGTGGATTATCTCGGTATTTACTCGGTGGAATAATTTTGATGGCAATTTCTATTTGTTAAACCACATATTATAAACTGCAATTCGCTCTTTCAATATGTCATCTACATCTTATAAACCAACACGCAAAACCAACACAAATTCTACAGTTCAATCCACTACAACGATTGACCCGTGGAATCCAAACAACCGTCTATTGACAAAAGACGACGTCTATGCGATTTATGAACGTGCCGGATTTACGAATGCGCGACAACATATTCAAATCAACGACCTCACAAAATATCAGACTGCATTTATCCATTCGTCATATGTTCGTAAATCCGTTTATACATCTGCGGACACACCCTCCGATACATCTGCTGACACATCTGCAGATACATCTACCGATTCATCGATTACGATTACTCCACGTCCGGAAGGTGTTCTTGACCTATTTCCTGAAAAGACTGAATACGAAAACCAGGAATTCCTCGGGGACCGAGCGCTCGACTTCGCGATTGGATACTATATCTACCGCAAGTATCCGGATACGACACAAGGGTTCAAAACCATTCTCAAGACCAAGATTGTGAAGACGAATAACCTCGCATCCTTTGCAGAATACCTCGGATTCTCAAAGTACTTAATCGTCAGTCGCCAAGTCGAAGAAAATCATTCGTCACATGGTCGTCACAATCCGCGCATTTTAGAAGATACATTCGAAGCATTCATCTGTGCAATATTCCTCGACCAGAATCAGACTCCTTATTACAGTAAATCAATACATGATATCGGCGGCGAATTACGATTAATCGGTCCCGGATGGGCCGTTGCAAATGCATTCATCGAGCACTGTGTTGAGCGTCTTATCGATTTCGAATCCTTTATCCGCAATGAAGACAATTACAAGCAGCTCTTGTTAATTTACTATCAAAAGGAATTCCATACTACGCCGAAATACATACCAATTCGCGTCGAAGGTCCGCCAAATCACCGTATATTTACACTCGGTATTCTCGATAAAGACGGCAATATCATTTGTCGGGCAAAAGGTAAAAGCAAACAAGAAGCGGAACAGAATGTATCGAAGTTGGCACTCGAATACTATGGAACACGTAAAACATCATTACTTGAATAATCCCGTCGCACCACCTATCCGTCGCGATGCATATATCAATGTTTTTTATTGGAATATAATAGACAACGAATAGACAATCCCTATAGGAAATCGCAGAGTATTGATGGTCTTGAAGAAAATTTATATCCCTGTCCAATCGACGGACGAATTTCCTATTCATTTTATTTCAAGTGACGATGTCGCAACCTATATAGATAAATACGGCGACGAATCGTTTTTTGAATCGATTATACCGAAACAAGCACAAGTATTTTCCAAAAAGACGATGCGTCCAAAGAACTACGAAGACGACATCATATCCGCATTATTAGATGCAACCACGGATACAGACCGTATCGTTATTCTCTCGAAAATATACGATATCGACCCAACCGACGACAATGCGGAACAGTTATTGAGCGAACTCCGCGATTATCATGCCCGTGTCTTTAAAGGTGACACGAAGACTGCAGAAGTTCGCCATCTATTGGAATATATTAAACAACTCGAACGACAGACGCGTAAGGACGTCGACACCGGTGAAGACGCGAAGAAGAAAAAGAAAGAGACAGAGACAAAGGCAAAGGCAAAGACGGAAGTCGCTTCTGCGCAACCCGTTAAAATCCGTGAAGATACCCTATTATTCTCACAAGGTAGTATCGCAAATCGTCTTGAATTATCACGCTATGTCCCAACGAACCGAAAGCAATTTCCATCATTTATACAGATGGAATTCGAACCGAAATTACGCGAAAAACCATTCTTGCCGGTGCGCGTATGGGTTCCTGAACATGAACAATTCGCAGATAAAACACCATTCGAACAACAAAAGTTCGTCAGTTATTTCTTATCGGAACACACACCGTATCGCGGTCTATTACTCTATCACGGTCTCGGTTCCGGTAAGTCGGGTGCATCGATATTAATTGCAGAAGGATTCCGTGACCGTCGTGTCGCAGTCTTATTACCTGCATCTCTTCACAACAACTATGTAAGTGAAATCAAAAAGTTCGGCGAAGCTGCATACAAGTCGCGATTCCATTGGGACTTTGTCGAACTTCCATATGACGCAAAGAAGGAGCGCGTCCCAGAAGAAGTCGTGTTGGAATTTGAAAAATTGGGTATCGACGACGACTTATTGCATTCGATTATCGTCAAACGCGAATCGACCTACGGTATTTTCATGATAGACTATTCCAAGTCGAAACCAAACGTCGATACGATGACTCCGCAAGAACGCAGACTATTAGACAAACAAATCGATGCGATGATTGATTACAAGTATGCCATTTTACATTACAACGCAGGTATTTATACGATTCCACAAATCCTCGAAAAGTGCCTTCCTCGCGGGACCTATCGTCGTATCCTTCTTCAATTATTCGGTGTCGAAAAGAAGACGACATTCACACAATCGAGTTTGTCACGCATTATGAACTATGTGTATGACCCAGCAAACAAGATTCCAAATCCATTCGATAATCGCGTCGTCATTATCGATGAAGTCCATAATATCACATCGCACTTAACGGGACAATCCTATACAATCGGATACATCTATGAAATGATTATGAGAGCAAAGGACGTCAAATTGGTTTTCTTATCGGGAACGCCGGTCATCAATACGAAATACGAACTCGCGTTGATGTATAATATGTTACATGGTCTGATTCGTGAATTCACGATGCCGATACGTCGCAAGTCGGGTCCCGGAAATGCACCGGTGAAAAAGGATGACATTGAAAAAATATTGGATGCGTCACTCTATGTCGATCGATACACCATCGACACGCGTTCCAATACCGCATCGGTCATATTAGTTCCTACTGGTTTTCAAAACAAATACCACGGAAAGACATATCAAGGTCTCGAAAAGGCATCCGAACATTTATATGACGAACAGATGATTGACCGTGTATTATTGGAATTCGACAAAGGTGGATATGCCGTATCACTTGACGCAATCGAAGAAAAGGTATATACGATATTCCCGGATATACTGGTTCATGACCAACCCGAAATCGGAGTCTTGAAAAAGGCAAAGAAGACCACAAATGCATTCCGTCGTCTGTATCCGAATGTGATGATGGGTGACCGAACATTGAAACTCAATAGTGCATTAGAATTCGAAAAGAATCCGGTCTATTGGAATACGTTTAAGGATCGCATCCAAGGATACACTTCATACTATCATGAAATTACCGGCGTATCCGAAGAAACCGGATCAGACCTTTTCCCAGAAAAGATAATGGCATCCGGTGACGAAGTAGAAACCGCTATGTCGAACTACCAATTCGTTCATTATTGTACCTATCGTATGCACGAGCAATACTTGGAAGAATTATCGGAAAAGTCGCGCCGTGCAACGGATAAAGACAAGAAGAAATCGGCATTCTCGGAAGATTCAATTGCACAATCCTTCCGTGTATTTACGCGTCAAATCGGTCTGTTCGTATTTCCACCTAATATTGAACGTCCTCGTATCCAGAAAGTCGATTATTCGCGCGAATATACAATGACCGAATTATCGTTAATGGTCAAGAAAGTTCTCACGCGGTATGCAAAGGAAGACCGTTATGATAAATTACAGAAATTAATTGCACAATTGCGTGGTGTGAATGTGACAAAGACAATTGAAATCGTCCGCGGACTATATGATATATCCAGCAAGGATATTGAAGAATGGAAGAGGGTTATTACCTCGACGGATGTTAATATGACCAAATTACAATTCGATAAAGAAGAAGAAAAGGTCGATGAAGCATCGTCGGTGACGGAATCGGTGATTGACGACAATGTCGAAGTGAATGTACCAGTTGCAGACCAATGTGATACGGAATACGGCGAATGCGATGCAGAAATGAAACAAGTCGAGGAAAAATACGAAACGGAATACATTGAAAGTATTATGCGATTATCGGAATCCAATTTGAAGAACGCAGAAACATTATCAGACGGCGGTCAATCCGTTGCGGGAATGACATTGGATGTCCTTTCTCCGAAATACGTCAAGATGTTGACGAACATTAATGCGACGCCGGGTCTCGTTCTCTGTTACTCGCAATTTCGTAATATCGAAGGTGTTGCGACATTTGCTCGTGTATTGGAAATGAATGGATACAAACGTCTCCGTATCACCGGTTCTTCTGCATCCGATAAATTGCGCAAGGGTGACCTAGTCCGATACACGGAAGGTGATAACATTTGGAAGACATCGCGTGTCCGCATTATGAAAGAAGGCACCGGAGTCAAATACCAAGTCGAAGGCGGAAAACGTTTTGACCGTGAAGAAGTTTATCCATGCAAGTTTGCATTATGGACCGGAACGGAATCACAAGAAGAACGTGAAAAGATATTACAGATTTACAATGACATGTCAAATATGTTCGGGCAACATTGCCTCGTATTAATGATTACACAATCGGGTGCGGAAGGTATTTCATTGAAGAATGTTCGTCAAGTCCATGTGATGGAACCTTACTGGAACAATGTGCGTGTGAATCAAGTCATCGGTCGTGCGCGTCGTGTGGAATCGCACGTTCATCTTCCAAAAGACCAGCAAAATGTCAAGATATTCAAATACACGATTCGTTTCACGCCGGAACAGAAGGACGGAACTTGGTTGAAGAAGAATGCGGATACGATGTTGCAATACGATTACTCTGAATTAATGGATTTCAAGAATGCATTGGATGAAAAGCGCGAAAAGAGTACAGAACGGGTGAAACAAGCAGTCGAAGAAGGAAAAGTGAGCGACGACGGTGCGGATGAAAAGAAAAAGGCATCGTATAGTGAAAGTGATAAACGCGATTTCTTGAATGCGATATCGAAGACAATCACTTCGGATAAGTTCTTGACATCCGACGAAGAACTCGGACGCTTATCTTCCGATAAAGAACGCTCGTTAGCAGAATATATCAAGATGATGAAGGAATCCTCAGTGGATTGTCACTTTAATCGCGAAGCAAATATCCGCGCGGACCCAGAATATGCATCATCGAAATGTTATGTGAATACAGAAGGTATCCAACGTAATCCGTATATGTATGATTATCATACAGATTCCGGATTGATTGCGCGAACGGGTCAAGAAGAAAAGGTTGAAGAAAAGACCGTTGCAGAAAAGGGCATCCAATATGTCTATAAGGTATTCAACTACAAGAACCCATCCGACCCAACGAAAGTATTACGATTACGTGTCCATGTTCCGGAATTTACAGATATCAAGGATATCGCAGAAGGAACCGATATCATGGACGAAACGAATAAGGTGGTCGGTAAATTCGTTCGTGCAAATGGTAAAACATTTGTCCGATTAACGAAGCGGGATTAGGATTAACATGTTAATCGAATTAATCCATGCGAAATGTGAATTGGATTTGTGTCGTCGATGGAAAGATACAATCTTCGAAGGTCCAACTGTCACAGATGGACGGATGTTCGACATCTGAAATAGATATACGCATGGCATTACATGGTAAATAGAGTCCATTTGAATCCATGATACAATCGACGGATTGAGTTGGAAATACGTGAGTATTCGTATAACGTGCAAGACGGTTCCACTGTAGTGTAATGGTTGGTGGTAATTCGACGAGGTCGTCGTCCAATGGAATGCGTATGGACTGTAATTGCATTGTGCTGAATTCACCGGTCGAAGGTCGAGGATAGGGATTCACATATTGCTGTCTTTCGAACAGTATCGGAAACGTATTCATCATGCGTCCATGTGATAAGCGCGGATTGTATTCTACATCCGTTTTTAGTGTAGATGTCGATACGGGTTTCGGAATGAGTCCATGAAGATGTGCCGATTCTGAATAAGTATCCAACGGTTTATATCGGTCATTGGTCCATTGAATACATTTATATGCGACATGTGTGACATTCGTAAGGATACGCGTCGATGAACTACATGACGAATCATTTGGAAACATACGGTTGATGTATAACCGATACTCTTCCGATGGTGTATAGGGAATGATGGGTTTCTTTTCTAAATAAGAGTCAAAAAGTGACTTATCGGATTCGGTGACAACTGTTTGCTCGGGTGTGTACGTGTAATCAACGGATACGGTAAATATTGATTTTATCATCGTGATATCAATTAGTAACTATGGTAACTACTATAACTATTATAATAATAATTGAAAAATAGAATGCGAATGATACAATGTCATATATTGTGCGTGTGCGTTATTGAATATCTAAATAGAAATATTATTCGATTTCTATTTACATAATACCATAATACTTAAATAATACTTAAATAATAGGGCGAACTTCTGACGCGCGGTCTGGTTCTTGGGTACGAACTTCGAAGATGTAACTGATTTGGTTACTCAAATTAACGATGGTGTCGTTATCATGAAGAACACCGTTCGTAGCATTTGTATGAATCGTGAAATTACCATTTGGATAAGATGGTGCATCGACCATCGTTGTACGTAATTTTGTATTTGATTCCAAGTGTATTAACTTGTCTTTTGCGAATGTATTGTTGTAAAAGTCAATGTTGCAATTGAAACGATTAGTCGATAAGTCTTGTATAACCGCAATATCACTATCATTGAAGTTACTCTTGACACTTTCACCATCCGGAGTTAATAGACGTAGAGTCATTCTGTCCAACTTTGATAAAGGAGATGGGTAGAACATCGTCACATCGTCATCGTCGTTCTTGTAATATAAATATTTACGGTCGCCGAATGTCAAGACGTCGTCGTAGTGAATCTTACATGCAATACGATGTCCAACGTTGGATGTGCTGACGATATTCGAATCGAATTCGTCAATTGCAACGAGATAGTATGGTTCCGGATAGTACACCGCATTCAACGGTTGTGGAATAACGACACGTCTTAATTTAATCGAGACCACATTGCGCAACATCTGTTTGATTGCAGGACCTGTATAACCCGTATGATAAGTTCCGGTGGTGGAACTGAAAGTATTTAGACTACTTGATGAATAGTTCGTCACAGTCTTTGAACCTTCTTCACCGAAGATGACGCGGAAGTTGTATTTATCGAATTCCTTATTATTGAAATCGCGGTCGGATGAACTAACAATCAAGTTCGTTGGATGAATGACTAACGGTTGATTTTGTTGCTGGCGTATGACTTCCGGAATATTCAATATCGTTTGATAGACACTCGATAGGTCGATTTGATTCCACTTTTCAGTAATCGTCGATAATTGATTGACATACTGTTGCATTTGTTGTTGGGTAAGTTCGACACTCTTCTTGACAGATTCTAATTCCATATTTGATGTATGTTGAACCGGTGTTCCATGGGATACGTTAGATACATGGTGGATTGGCGTAGATTGTATAAAGTCTTGACTGTGAACTTGTCCTTGACCCTGACTGTTATTTGAAGGTAATAATTGTTGGTGAATTGGTGTCGATTGTATATAGTTATTTGGAGAATCGGAATAGGACGATGGTTGCGCCGTTTGTTGCATCGATAGTTCCTTGTAACTGACCACATTCTTCGGGTCAATCGTCGTGCTATTGAAGATTGCCATATATTCCGGTTCGCCGGATGAGGACGACATCGAACTCGTACCCGATGATGATTCGAACTGTGATGCGAACGATGGCATGGATAATGGAGGTTGCGCGGATGCATTTGACATACGGTCTGGAACAGGAACTTGGACATTCATGACGATATGTTGTTGGGATTGTGTTGCCGGAACTGGAACACCACTCATTGCCGATAATTGTTGTTGTGATTGTTTCAATTCACTGTCACGTTGTTTCATTATTTCGTCATATCTCGATTGGATATCGGTGTTTGTCGAAGCCGGATTATAGTTTGCATCGGCAAAGTTAATCGTTTCCGGTTTCGATGCTTGGACCTTGTATTGACTGTTTAATTGGTCATAGCGTTCTTTCATTGGGTCATTGTATGACTGTTGTGGTTGAGATGCATGTCCTTGTGATTGTTGCATTTGATAGGATGTATATTGTGGTATTTGTTGCATCGGTTGTTGCATTGACGTATATTGGGTTTGCGGTTGATTCATTACAGGACTCGTATAATTTTGCGATGGCGGGGTTTGTTGAAACGTATTTGGCATGGTGACACGCGGTTGTTCATATTGCTGTGTAAATGTCGTTCTTGGTTGAACGGTATTCGGTGCAACTGCAGGACGGTTACGTGCAAGTTCATTTTGAATCGTCTGAGCTGCAACTTGGATTGCCTTCTTGGTTAAGACTTCGCTCTTCTGCATCGGTTGCATTTTAGGGTCGATACCGAAATGGGGTTGGTTTGCATAGACGTGTTGCATAACTTTTACAATTTCATTTGCCCATTTTGGGTCATGTGCAATATCATAATTTTGTAACTTTTGGATACGCGAACGGACAATATCATACAGTGCAAGTTGGTTCTTTTGAGAAAAAAAGATTTGTTCCATTTATTTATTTTCAATGACGGTAAGTTGTTATATACTGTGAATATTTATAGCGAAATTATCCGCCACCTTGTATTCGTATTATTGTGAATCGTCTTGTTCATCATCGGTCACCTCTCCATCGGACACCTCATCCGCATCTGTGTCCGCATATACACTTGACATTACATGATCATCGACCCATTCGTGCCATTTCATGCGATATGCTTGGATACGTCCAATGACATCCTCCTGTTTTTGATAATCTAAAAGTGCCGATAATGTAAGATTCTTGCGCGTGTATGGATTCGTCTGTTCGACCAATACGTGTTTAACGATACCCCAGTCATCTACAATCGTATGTGTATCCGGCAATTCAATAGGGAAGTGTATCTCGCAACAAAGTATTCCGTCGATAAAATCCCCTGGAACTTCTTCTGTATATTTCGGTTTGAAGCGACTATATATATCGTGAATTTGGGTAATCCTCTCTTCAACTTTCGATAGTATGCCGTGTATCTGTCCATGGACTTCCGATACATCGGTTGGTATCTTTGTTTTTACTTGTTCAACGAGTTTCATAAGTGTGACAAACCAATCATCCATATCGGGATGCGATGTAAGTATTTTATGTAATTCGCGGTCATTTGTCGTCGATAAGGACGTCCATATACTACGGACATTATTCATAATATAATCCACACTTCGTAATAAATGATGCATCGGATTCATGAATTCCCGTTTCGATACAATTTTATCGGAATACCAGTGTTTTGCATATTCGCATTGGACTATCTTGTTCGTAATCGACATTGCAGTATCGGTCATTGCATAGACCCACCATCGATAATGTGATGCGTCACTCTCACCCACGAATGACCAAATTCTCTCCCGAAAACCCAACGGAGAAGTCATTGCACTGATGGTGAGTATATGTAGATTGATAAAACGTGCGATCGTCCGCATCTTATCCGATGATGCATGAATCATTGCATTTGTCATTCCTGTATCATTTGCATATCGGTCAATACGATGAATCTTAGACACTATCGTATCATATGCATCCACCAATCTCGCGAGTTGGCGATTTGCCATGACCATGAATTGCAATCCTTCTTGTGACATTTCGGAAAACAATGATTCTAACCAGTGGAATACATCGTGTTCAGTAGGAATGATATTGTGTCTCTCGATGTCAATTCCACATGCGAGAAGCATCGAGACGATGAAATTACGGAAATCGAGTTGTTCATTGAAACCGGTATGCTCCCCGTAGTTTTCCATCAGGATGTAGGTTCGTATGATGTTTTTATAAAGATGCGGTTTATTGCGGATACGACGATGTATATACAACCACATCACCGGCGAAATCGACATCGCAAGTTGGCATTTTAGATGGACATTGAAACCGCTATCTTCGAGTTCCGTATCGAATACGATATTCCACAAGTCCGCGTATTGAAATACGTATTCATGAAGATGACGATAATGAATCATATCAGTCTCATCTTCTGCATATATATTTGGAACATCGACACGCACTTGTTCCGACTGTACTGTCAATCCGGTCAGACTTGACTGATTCGTACTTACTCCGGCATTTAGTATGATACAATCATCTGTGTCATATAGAGATGCGGTATAAGGTTCGAGAACACGGTATGACGATGAACGATGACGATGAATAATTTGAAACATATTCGATACACCGGTTATTTGAAGGGAGTAATCGGTTCCGAGATAGGTGTCCGGTTGGAGTCGACGGGACTCGATCCATCGTGATGCCATCCATCCAATCGCATGTATGAATATCGACGGACGAGTTAGACGTTTGATTGTGGTCTGGATGATTGTTAGGGATAATATCCACTCACGGTTTTGACGTCGTGATATTCCATTTGAATTGGAACCGAAGGTTTGCATCGATTCACGAACAAGTTCCGAATATTCGTATTCCATCTGAAAGGATAGTTTTACAAACGTGATGTAATACTCGAGGTGTGTTTTCAGTATTCTATCAAGATGCGGACGAACATTTTCCGGATAGTCATCTATACTTTTCGGGTGTTCATCCAATGTCCCATTCATTGTATCCAATGTCGCATTCATTGTATCCAATGTATCGAATAGACAATGGAAATAGTAACTATTACGATGGAAAATTCGTAAGTCGATAACTTCATTATTGGCAAGTTCATATAAGGCATCGCGTATATAGGATTCATTGGTTTCGATAATTTTATCATAGATACGGATATCATGCGATTCGAATATGGTGTGGAGCATCGATAAGATATCGAGAAACGTCATATCATTCATGGATGTATAGAAGCATCCATGGTCAATCATCCAATTCACATTGTGTTCAGAGAATAGTTCAGCAGTCACATATGACGGAACGGAACCGGATAAGAAACCCGGATACGCAATTTTAGATAGATGCGCATGAATGACGGTGAAAAGGTCAAGACGCAATCGGTTATAACAGGGTATTTCGGATGAACCTAATTCGATAAATAGTTGGACAATCGGTGCGATATTTACATTCGACAGTAGGTTAATGACGTTTGATATAGTCCCGGTCCCGGTCGTATTCGTATTCTGTGGAAGCAATAGTCCACGTAGTGTTTCGTAGAATTTACCATTTTGGTCATTTCGGTGCGGTTGTCCATTTTGCGTATCCAGCAGTTCTATAAATTGCAGGTCCGATGGATGTAATGTAGATAAATCGATGGAAGTGTTCGTGTTCATTCGTTGCAATGATGTCGTCATACATAGGTTTAATATAGTATTATTTATGGTCCGACAAAAATGAAAATCAAATTTTATATATCAATATAGTATATTTAATAGTCAGTATTATATATTACATAAATGGGAGGACGAAGTTCGAGACCAAAACCGCAACCGGTAGATACGAGTGTATTTACTGACCCAAATAAATCTACATTTGATATTCATGGATATACAAAGGAAATTAATAAAGTAATTCCATCGAACCTGATTATTAGTCAATCGAGTGCGGTGCAAGTCAGTGGATTTCTCTATAATGCGATGATCGCTGCAATGAATGCATGTAACTCACAAAATCTGGATAGTTGTAACGGATTCGTCGCATATGTTCAAAATGGACGCGCATACTATAGATTATTACGTTTTGACCCATCCACGGTGGATACACAGGATAATACAGATAGAACATCCACAGTTGTCACCTATATTCGCGGGAAACATATATATCCCGGTGACGCAAGTACGAGTACAACCCGTATCGAAAAATTCCGAACATCCACTGGACAGACTAAAAGTGCGAATAGTAAAAATGCATCCATCGAGACATTTGTGTCCGAACCATTGACGTCCCGAACGACTGCGGATGAATCAAACGCCATCCCAATCACATCACGCTTGGAATTATCGTTATTTGCCGATGACGATGTCGAAGTCTATCGATACAACACCATTACCAATGTCGCGACGATGATAGGAAGAAGGGCATTCGAATATATGAAACCGCGTCAAATCAATATCAATGGAACGGAAATACCAATGACCGATACGATCGTATCGAAAATTATATTGCCGGACTTTACCAATAATGATTCACTTGTATTCCGTGTTCGTAATAACGGCGGTCCCGGATACTTTATTGCAAGTTGGGTATGGAATAATACGATGTACGGTTCCAGTTCTTCTACATTGAAGACACCGATTATGTCGCTTGTTAAAAAGGGGTCCTTATGGAACCGTTTTCCAGTAGACCGTTTCATTTCAACAGGACAATACCAAGGATGTTATGCAGATACGGATACGAATATTCCGGTTCTTACGACAACTCTAGGTTCTGCACGGTCAATTGAAGAATGTGCAGTCATGGCATATGGAAGAATCCGTGACAACAACATCCAGTCCGAATACTACTATGGATTACGTAACGGAACATGCTACGGTAGTAACCGTATCGGTTGTGCAAACAGTGGAAAAGCAATCGTTCCAGTGTCCGATAGGGAATGCAATGTAATACTGAATCGCAACTTCGGAGAAAGTGGAGGTAAGCATAATACAACGTCCGTCTATAAATTGACTGATAAAAATATGCAATTCTTATCGACTCCGGTGGAACAAATGCCATTGTCCATCATTCCAAATTCGGTTGTATCGCGATTTGGTGCAAACTTGAATACCTCGGTTGCGTTCCCTGTAAAAGTAAGTATTCAAAATACGGACAGAACGCGAACTGACATGGGATTTCCGGATACATATCTATACAACAATGCCGGTAATCCTACACGTTTTTCAAATGCAACGGTGGGATTCCGTGAATTTGTATGGTCACCACGTCCTGAATTTCGCATGATAACACGATTGACAGCGTGTGGAAAACCGGATAATACTTCATTCATGCCGAATCTTTTTTATGACCCTCTTACTGAAAAATCGGCAAAAGACACATTGCGTTTCAGCAGTTATGAATTGACAGACGATGCATGTAGTGATACAACTATGACGCAATTAAATATCCTCAATCAACAAAACAAGGACGCAGTAATCGACGAAATATTGTCGGCATTCCGCAAAGCAATTTATACATCCTCGTATAATGAATGGACCTATACAAAGACACAAAAGATGATGGTTCGCATTGACGACGATGCACGATTATTATGTGTTGCGAACAAGGATGTACCTAACACATGCGCATTGTTCGATACGGAACCGACTTCTTATGACGCGACGAAGACGACAATGTGTAACCGCGATGTTACTGGAAAGTCGCAATATACACCGGGTTCATGGTGTGTGTCTGCTCTATCCGGCATGTATGGCGATGGTGCGGAAAATCTACGTTTTTCTGGAAAATTTAAATCGATGATACTTGAATTGATACACCTTGTGAATAGTTCGCCATTGAAGGATAAATTGTCGAATGAAATTATTTTATCCGAGTACCTATCCTTACCGAATTTAAATGATGTGATTACGGAAGAACGTTGGGATGGTGACGATATCAATACAATGTATAATCGTTTGAATACGATATTAATCGCGGTCTATACCATGACAAATGACGCGAATTCGTCAGTTCCAAAGAATGATATGATTGTGATGAACAAACTCAATAAACAAAATAGTTTTTCGAATCTCTTATTCGATTTATACAAGTATGCACGTGTTATCAATGGTGCATCGTCGTCGTAGGCATTCAAGTAATACCATGCTTAAATATTCCGTGAATAAATATTTCAATGTATAAAATAAGAAGAATGTTATTCTTACTATCGAATTTTGCAATTGACCTTATGATTACGGGTTCTTGGTGGGTCGCAGTGCGTTCTGCTCGAATCATTGGTCGTTCAATCGGTCACTATGTCATCGGGTATATCTTTCGCCACCCGAAGCAACCGGACAAAACGTTCATTGTCTATGAGGAGCGATGGAATAAATTGATCGAACAGACGGAGACACAGAAAAAGGAAATCGAACGACTGCGATTCATCGTTGAAAACTGGATTGAACGCGAGGAACACCAACGTGATGAATTGCGGCACCTTACATGTGCGGATGCGCTGAAGCATTGACGCATCGTCGCTACTCCTAGATACCTTTTTACAAACATAGGATGAACCTACTTGTAAAATTGTATATTATATGAAAAATATGTTAGTCAAAGTTCGGTTTTAATGGAACATTGAATTTACTAATCGTGCGAATACCACTCGACGATAATTCACGACGTTTTCTTCTCGATGAACTCATAGGCGACTCGCTTGTCTCGCGCGTCTCTTCTGAATCGTCAGACGCGTCTCCGGATAGTTCCTGTAGATTCTTTTCTACGATTCCTTCGACCTTTTTACGATTACTGGATGTCTTGGAACTGCGATTGCGCGATGATTGATAGACCGATTTATAACAATGGTTCATATCATTTTCGATGTCTTCCAAGTTCATTTCGATATAATCCAATACGTTGTTGGAAATGGCCCACCGGAAGAAGTTTAATTGACCTACTGTGGTATAAAAGTATTCGGTATTCGTGTAATAAAATTTAATGCGCGAACGGCGACAAAATGGGTCAAATTGTTTCTTTTGATACCCTTTTAATTGCGACTTATAATCTTGAAATACGACAAACAATTTATAATCTTTTGACATATCGACTTCGTCATTACATTCGAACATTTGTCCATCTTCGGTGACCACATAATAAATATTGTTCTTCTTCGAGTAATTCGTTACGAACCAGTCGATTACACGCAGGGACATTTTCGATTCACCACTTAATATGGTTCTGATACGTGTTAAATAAGTCTCGTTACTGAAGAAATTTCGTAATGAGTGCATGAGTAATGCCTGTTGCGATGCAAGTTGGACCGTATCGTCTTCTGTTTCAAAATGAAACATAGTATGTGTAGATGCCATGGGGTATCGTCTTGTTTTTACGATAAATTCTATATTCTATACCACATCGAACTTTAAGTAAATATATTCTGCCAATAAAGTATAATAAATGGGTGATATTATGCGAAAGTTCCCGCAGGTATATTATGCATATCCTGTATCATCGAGGCATAAACTGATCCAAAATAGTATCGGTATGGAACACGTTCGTCCATATATCGATACATTACGAACTCGATACGATGTATTGCGCGATTCTATTAAATCTGCACTTCCATATGTCCTACATTTAATTGATGGTACATGTCATGACGAAAACGGCAGATGTGTCAGTCCTTTTTCTGCATTTAATTGGAATACTATCCAACTACATGTTTTGTCACCGTTGCCATCCGAATACACAACTGATTCCGATGTTCGTGGATACTTGAACCAATTTAAGTCAATGTTACGCCCGAATGAGATTGCTCCATTCAAAACCGATAACGACTTGTTATACGGATTGACTATTCTCGCAATGCCTCATCTACACAAGTCTAACGCAGATAGACGTAGTCGTACTTGTACTCATGGCGGAAACGGTCGTGTGAATATCGAATCGAATTTTATTCAGTATGGTGGCGCCGAAATCATTGAACAGGAGAAACTGACGGTATCGAAGAAACAACAGGTTATCTTTGCAATGACTCTGGTCGATAACGATAACCGGGTTCATTCCGTGATTGCAAAGATGACGACGATGGACTATCCTTCCTATTATGGTGCGTATGCTCAAGAATGTGATATCTACGATTACTTGTATAAAAAACATAAAAATACAGACAGCACGTTCATACCCTATTATGGACGGTGCGAAGGTACATACGAACACACCGGCATCGGCGACTCCGGACCCATCGAACGGTCGGTTTCATTGAACAACTTTGGAAAGACGTCGATTCATATCCCAATTGATCCGTCCGTCATTACACTGACCACGGGAAATAAATATATCATTATGTTTTTGAAGAATATGTCCGATACACATGTGACCGTATATGAAGCAGTTCGTGCAATTATGAAATCCAAATTGAAACGCCACGATGCATACAAAAAAGTGATGACACTATTCCGAAAGATATATGATTCGGTCATCCACGTGAATAAGACATACGCACTCATTCACGGCGACTTTCACTATTACAATTGTTTCATATCCAAAAAAGACGGAACTGCAGTCATCTACGACTTTGATTTCTCATGTATTTTGGGTCATATTATAAATAAGTCGATTTACCTCTATCCGATATATCAACACTATCGGTATCGCATCGATGGATACAATAAGTATGGACGCGATGCCAAACGATGGACACGGATTATGTGTCTCGTCATTGACATGGTCCGAATGTATAATTTCATCAGTTATGAAGCACGTGACTATTACTTTTTCGAAGAACATGTCGATGTTCCGGACTATCAAGTGGGCATCGATTATGAAGGATATTGGGTGGATATCGGAAGAGGCGTCCATCATGCAGTCAAAGAGATTACACAACAGATGTCGGCAAAACAACGTGCGGAATACTTTAGCGATTCCAATGGTTTCTTAATGTCGTCGGACTATTATGACTATATATTTGCATGGGTCGAAGAATTAAATCGTGTGAATAAGGCATCCACGAAAACCGCGAAGAATACTTCAAAGAAGGCGACGGCTTCGAAGAAAACGTCCAAGAAAGCAAATAAAAAATGAGGTGATTGATGCGGGTAACTCGTTCGTCTTTCGTTATTCGTTAACCTTTGTTTTCTTTGTCACCCTCTTCGCCGTAGAACCACCCGTTTGCTTCTTGTAGAATTTACGAACGCCCATCTTCGTTCCTGCAGTTTCCAATAATTCTAACCATGTCTTTTTTAGAATGCCTGATACTGCTTCAACGGTACCGTCCCATTTGGCTTCCTTGCCACTCTTCTGGACATAAATATGGTCATTACGTTGGACGATTCGCACACCGTCCTTGTATTCTTTCAATACAGTCGTTCCCGGAGAACCGGACGCAACCACGTCTTGGATATCTTCCAATTTCACGGTTTCCGGTTTCAATTCGTTGTTACCCAATTTAGCAAACGGAATGCGTGTGCTACCATACTCGATATAGTAACCGTAAGGACCTGATTTAACAAGAACGCTTTCGCCACTTTCTAACTTTCCAAGACTTCGCGGATAAAGTGTAAGGGCGACGGCATCATCTAATGTCAATTTACTGTTTTTCTTTTCAGGCGGAATTGGATAGTATCTCAAGTCACCGGATTCTTGTAATTCGGCAATACATGGTCCATAACGTCCATAATGTAAATAAAGCGGATTCTTCGTTTCTGTATGTTTGCCAATTAAAGTGAATTTATCAGGGCGCTGTTCAATAATACTGCGCGAGTCTTTTTGGTCATCGGTGAGATTGCGTGAATTAATACGCGTTTGTTTCTTTTCTTCTAATAATTTCTCAACGATTTTGTGAAAGCGCGAATAGACATGATGCGTCACCTCTTTCTTCGTAGTTTCACCACGCGATATTTCATCGAGGTTTTCTTCGATTTCCTTTGTAAAATTGTAATCCAGAATTGTATCATGGAAATGCTTTGTTAAGAATTCGCAAACCATTTTTCCGATTGGTGTAATCGACAATTTATTTCTGTCATTCTCAAGTGTGATTTCTTTCGATGTCTCGGTAATCGGTGAAGTCCCCGATGACAATTGAAACATCTTTGCCGTATGCGTTTCCTTCGATGTCTCGTCTTTGTGTACATAATGGCGTTCTAACAATGTTGTCACGATACTTGCGAATGTCGATGGACGACCGATACCACGTTCTTCTAATTCGCGAATCAATGATGCTTCGGTGTATCGCGATGGCGGACGCGTGTATCTCTGTTCCGCATTGACTTCCGATGGTATTTCCGTGTATGCAGACTTTTTCATCAATGTCATGACCTTGTTGAACACTGCAGTGTCATCGTCGAGACGCGATTCATATAATACTTTATATCCAGGGTCGATAATACGAGTGAATGATGAAGAGAAGGAATACGCAGGAGAATTCCACTGAATATTCAATTGTTCTTCTTTGGAGGACTTCATCTGTGACGCGACGGTTCGTGACCATACCATTTCGTACAATTTGCGTTCAAGTGGAGTATACGATGCAGGAAGTGTACGTGTTGCAATTTTCACAGGACGGATACATTCGTGCGCTTCTTGTGCATTCGCAACACGACGTTTATAATCGCGACGTTCATATTGACCTGCGAATTTTTCCTCGATATATCCTTTGATTTCCCTATGACAGGATTCACTGATTGCAGTAGAGTCCGTTCGCATATACGTAATTAGACCTCGTTCATATAGAGTCTGGAGTGTTCGCATCGTATTCTTCGGATTTTGACCTAATTTCGAACTCGCATCTTGTTGAATCGTCGATGTAATGTATGGAACCGATGGATGCGATTGTGTATCGCGTGTTGAAAGGTGTGTTAGTGTATATTTTTCCTTTATCATCAACGGTAGATGGTGACGAATATCATCTTCGGTGACCAATGGTGGATTCTTCTTTGACGAAGAACCTCCGGTTTCCGACGATTTTTTCTTATTTGTCGGTGTGACTATATTTGCATTTTCGCGATTGCCGTCATACTGCGCGTGAATACCCGGTAATAGAGGAAATACTGCGGAACATTGGAAATAGGAAGTTGTCTTGAATGATTCGATTTCTTGTTCGCGGTCATAAATGATTCGTAACGCAGGAGACTGACAACGACCCGCTGACAGACGCGGTTGGATATAGTGCCAGAGAACCGGTGATATTTCGTAACCGATTAAGAGGTCCAGAATTGCACGGGTTTCCTGTGCGGAAAATAAGTCGCGATTCAGGCGTCCGATCGATTTGAATGCCCTCGTAATTGCCGATTGCGTTATTTCATTAAACGACATACGGAGACAATCATCGACGGGCATATTCAATACATCTGCAAGGTGGAATGCGATGGCTTCTCCTTCGCGGTCCTGGTCGGTTGCAAGGATGACCTTGTCTGCTTTCTTGGATGCACTCTGTAATTCGCTCACTGTTTTGCGTTTTGATGGTTCAACGGAATAGGATGCACTATAATCAGTCATGTTAATCGACTTGAGACCATTTGAAAATTTGCGGATGTGACCCATCGATGCGAGGACGATGAAAGAATCGCCGTTTCCGATGGAATTCAGATAGGTCTGTATTTTTTCGCGTTTTGCGGGAGATTCAACAATTACGAGGTATTTCATATTGGGTCAAACGATGATTCTAATACTATATCATTATAAGTTTTCGTTAGGTCCTTTATCAAATTTATTTATGTCGCATATAACGCATCCGACATGAACTCGCAGTATGAATTTCTCGAAATGCAAACTCTCGAAAAAAATAGCAGAAAATGGTGCGAGAGAAATTATCCGATTACAATAGATACGATAATATATCGCCTTGATGAATAATAAAAACGATAAATCCGATATTTATGAACTTGTTCTTGAAAAATTGATATTGCGTAAAATGCGCGAACAAAATGAACAGGTGAGTAAATCACTCGATTCGTTAAATCAAATTATACAAACGTCTGTTCTATCAACGAATACGAATAGTAACGGGAATGGAAGCGGAAACCCAAAAAGAAATGGCAATGGGAAATCAATCATCGACGCGATGGAAAAGAAATACAGTAAGTATTCCTCATTAGAAGACTTTTATTCAAACATGCGTTTAGAAGGTCCTAACACGGCAATGCCATCATTATATGAAAATCATACCTATACAGAAACGCAAGTGCCAAAGACATTATCTTCTAAACGAGATGATTCGAACTAATTAATAATTAATAATCAACGTCGATTCCATACCGATATCGATTACATGCATAGACAGGAACTTGATGTTTATGAAATATCCGCATCATGAATTGTTCCCAACTTTCGGTCGGATTTCTAACTTCGTTCGCGAGTAATGACGCGATGCGTTCAAACATCGTTGAATGGATACACCACGTATCTTGTATATATACCATATTCCAGACTCCGGTGCATTGGTGACTTATAAATTTTACCAATTCGCCGTCCTGAACAACCTGTGTTCCGCTGATATCATTGTAACATGATGCAGATACATAATTGTTATGACGTCCACCGATACACGGTGCAATAATTCTACACTGTGTCTCTGCGATATAGGATGCCGTATTCGGTTCAAGAACATGTGATGGATTCACGAACCATATGTAATCCGAATGAGTATGCTTACCTGCGATAAGGTCGTCCTGTAAAAGACGCAAGAAGGAAGGAGTATAAGTAATAGATAAGTCGCTACCTCCGTAATCAGGAAGGTTCCGTATGGAATCAATTTCACTTTTATAGGTCTTTAAAAATAAATGATAGTCGTCCTCTGTGCGCATATAGATAGTGATTCGCCGTGTGATATATCCGCGATGATATGCCCATTGATACGGAACATTGGACGATGACGTATCTGGACTGATAATGGGTTCATTATGTGTTGAACGAACGTAGAGGGTCCTTATTTCATCTATCCGGTCGTCTGATATATTTAGTGCTCGATGAATCATATCAAACCACTTCTTGATACCGGACTTTCGAAACATCCGAATACATCGATTCGACATCGGCATGTATATCGATAGTGTCCCGTATTGGAACATTTGGTTTCCATACAATGGTGGTCGTATGCGCTGATTCGAATCGACTTCAAATGGAATATTCATTGGATGTTGAATCTGTATCATATTGTATAATTTAATGAATATCGTCCATATTTCACCGTCGCAGATTGACGACGATACAAAGGGTGCGACGATTTCACGTTTCGTTTCATTTTCAGTAAAGATAATCTGTCGTGTTTCCTTTTGGAAATCCAATGAGACGTGACGGTGAATATGCGTAATATCAAAAAATAGGTTGGAATTGGTGTCTGAATATGCCACACGGTTAAGGTTCTCATAGACATCATGCGTGTTACATCGTGTACCGTCTAGGAATAGGTCGTTGAATTTAGTCATCCATATTCCATCGGCGATATGGTCGTCGAGGGTCAGATTCAAATCCGACATACTACTGTAGTTGCAATAGACAAACGAACGATTCATCGCAATAAAACGTTCCAATAATAAAGACGGAATACAATTTGGAAATGCCATGCGATTTCCACAGTAGAGGACGAGTATATGTTCGGGGTCCGATACTTGTCGATAGACATCATGGAGATTTGCGAGTATCGACATTGCCATTGTGTGTTTCGACGATGTCGATGCCGGAAGTGTATGTGGTTGTTGTTCGAAATCGATTTGTATTACGGGAATTCCATAGAAAAGACCATACTGTTTCATGTATTCGAAGTATTCATTTGGGATATGTGGCGATATCGTAATAATAAATGACCATACCGTATCAATACGTTGATATCGAAATGATTTGACTTGTTTGCACCGGTATGGTACAGACGTTGGAGTTCGATTCCATCGATGAAATACGGGTTGTACAGTATGAAATAACCTCAAATAGTTTTCACCTTCAAGGGTATTGGTATTGGTACTGGTACTGTTGAATCCGGAATGTTGAATATGTGTCTTTGGAAAAGTCCCGTCATGGAGTTGAACGATGAATTCCGGTAGAGGGATAAGATTCTTATGAAAACGTGACGCGATTAGTTTTCGAAGTCCGCGCGAAGATAATAAATAATTTCCATTGAAGCGAATATGGTCAGACGGAATACCGATTGTCGTATTGATATAGACAAAGTGGGTTTTATCAAATGTCGGATAGGGTGCGGTGGATTGGTGTGATAATAATATCATATCCCAGTTACGTAAGACGCGTAATTCAGTTTGAGTGGATACGTCGGACTCTTTTATAAAACGCATTAGTTGGTTAAATACCAGCGACGAATTCGAGAGCGACCTGTGATACTCGGTGTCACTATCCATTATCATATAGATATCGGACGACGTATCCCGGTAAGAACGGTCTTCTGCTTCCTGACGCGCAATCGTCGTCCAGATATTCCAATGGTCTATCGCGTATTCGTAGTCGTCATAAGTTGGTGCAGTTTCATCTGGATTGCGATAATCGGTGAATGGACGGATGTCATGGTGCTTATATACATGTTTGCGTTTTTCGTGGGTGTAGGTTGCGATAGATGGAATAAACATAATAGGACATCTGATTCCAAACGTCTTGAATACGCACTCCACAAATGATACTTGCAGTTTGCCATGGGTGTTGTCGCGAAATGTCCTTACATACAACCGTGTAATTGGTATGGTGTGTGTCATGTTTCGTGTAAGGTGGTTTCTTACAAATGTTTTCCCGTAGTTTGTATATAGAAATATTTTTCCTATATGTCTAATAAATGATATTGAATATCCGAATATCCGAATATCCGATTATACAAATGAGTGAAGAACCTATTATATTTATGTCACCATTAGTCCATCAACGTCTATGTAGAATAGAAAATAGGTTGAATGATATTGCGGAGCGTCTCGAACGACTCGAAATGGACCCTCTGATACTAAATTCTCCACGTAGTCGTGCAACGTGGTTACGCTCGTTTTACGATGTTGAATGTCGTGATACATGTACTCAAGTAGATGACGATGTTGTGGATACTCCCGATAAGGAAACGGAAACGATATGCGTTCAATCTTTATTAAATATATGTGTTGATGACATAATAAATAAGATTAAACCAATGATAGAACGATTACACCCAATTACTAAACCGAGTCATGCAAATCTACGACGATTTAACAAACTAAAGGTCGTCGGTGACCCGATTGAACTCTATTGGTATGCTGTCGCTAAACCGAATGCGACGACGTTGAAGGCATTGCGTCAGAAGAAAATCGGATATCCTTTAGTCGGATTACACAATCCGCGTATTTTTTACAACGAGCACAACAAGGATAATTAATCATGTTAATACTAATGCGATTGCCTGTAATCATTCCGCAATCCGGATAGAGACATGGTTTGAACCATCCATGTAGTGGAAGTGACGGATAGTCTTTGGTTCGATAGTAATCTGGCGTCTTTGGACGGATACGCTGGTAATTATCAGGCGCGACCGACATCATACGATGTGGTTCTTGTTCGACGATGCGTTTGGAATTATTATTCGGTGGTATCGGTGAAGATATAAACATACAAGGAAACATGGACAATCGAGGAACAACGTGTTCTATAGAATAGACAAGGAAGATTCTATAGGAAACGTGAATGAGGGTCATCGACTTTGGATTTAGAATAATGCATATTGGTCTTTCATATCGAAACCGTTTGGTTGTTGAGTTTCAATACCTTGGATACAGTGCTGTGATTCCCAAGTGCGAGGACATGATTTATCGTCAGAACCTGGAATTTTATCTTGTGCTGAACTGCCTAATAATTCGGAGGTTTGTTGCGTTGCAAACTTTTCCTCTTTTTGTTGAACTTGTTCTTTCTTTTCTTCGGTTGCAACGGAAGCAGTCATCGGATTTTTCGATGATGGTAACCATGATGTTTCACCTGGTAATGAGACGGATAGGTCGGTTTGGATGAGTTGATAACGAGCTGCCGAATATAAGGTAACAACAAATGCAACTGCAACTAATAATGCGAGACTTGCATCACGTGTTGCTAATAAGATGATGACGAATGCAAAGACGACACGGAAAATAACATTTTGGAATAATTCATACATGAACTTTGGTAAATGTGGAGCTGCGAGAGCTGCATATAACGCAAGGAAAATTTTAACGGAGGTCATCGCATATTGATTATCGAAGAATGCGTTTAATCCAGATTCAAATGGGCGTAATAATGAACTGACTTTATCCATGGTATATCGTTGTTGTTGAATGGTGTATTAAATATATAACATATAACAAGAGAATTTTTATTGTGTATACGTGTTTATAAGACGGATATTGAATACAATTGTGCCTATAAATGATTTTAAAGAGTTGTAGTTTTAGTATAACTACAATACTTTACGAACCTATACAACTTCGCACGAAATGACATCACAAGAACAATCTAACCTATTACACTCATCCTCCGCAGTCGATACCATGTTACGCCAACTGACATTTACCATCGAATATCCATTTACACAATATGGACCAAACTCTTTCGTACGCAATACCTTTGGAACAATCGATGAATTAAAAAACGCATATAACGGTATCGTGAAATTTTATGAATCCGTTGTATCGACATGTAACCTTGATGAGACCAGTGGAACTGAATCCAATGAAACCCATGATAACGTCGTTGATTTACGCAAAAAGCAATTACCTTACTATCTAATTCAAATCCGTCTTGTCGATGAATATAAAAACGTAATTTCTCAATTTTCAAAGATGCGTGACTCCTATCGCCGTATTCGTCGTGTTTCGAATCACCATATGTATCATGTCGTTACTGATAATAATCGCAAGTTATTTTTCGATGATATCGATATGCAATGTACCGAATGCAACCAACATGAAGACGAAAATGAAAATGTATCAAAGTCGCGTTATACATCCGAGTTCCTCGACCCTTATGATTTATATTTACAACGCAATGAATTCCAACAAATTATCGATGAAATTAATAAATGCGATGCGACCAAACCGATTGAATTACGCGTTCGGGTTTATGATAACGAAACTGGAAAACGTGTATGGGGTATGGACTATGATATTTCTGCACCGGTTGAACAAGAACCATTATATAACTGCACCATTGCGGTCTATCGTAAAAACAGCAAGGACGTCGAATACTACAAGACTGTCAATTCCGCATATTATGAATTAGTTAAGAATACCAAACGTGCAGTCTGTAATGCGGGTCAATACTATATACGTGAAGACCAACGAGACCGTTTCATGAATCATTCATGTGACCCAATTCGTTTAAACGGTGTCAATTTTTCAGAAGCATTGGGAATAATCGATAATATGGATACCGTTGAACGTTTTGTCGTATCCTGTGGTTCGTTATGCGCGACATATATACGTTATGAACATCGTAAGAATTCCACATTATCGGATTCAATCAATGAACGCTATGTCGAAGATATTGAAAAACAGTTAAGCAGTTTCTTTACAGCAGGTGGTCCGACTACTCTATCCGCAACATGTTCGACATTCCCTGTCCATACTGTTCATGCATCCGATGCGGATGATGTAAAAACAGATGAAGTCTTGATTGCGGTTCCTGAACAGTTCTCCCCACGCAAATCCAATAGAAATTTATCATCATCACCATGGATTGAAAAGTACAATCCTGTATTATTCTATCGCGATAATACATTACGTGTCGTTCCAACAACCCATCATGTACCATCCATCGAATTATCTGACCGAGTATTATTCGACCATAATACTTCGATGTCATGTCCTATCTACTGGAATGAACGCGAACATGCATGGATTTCATCTATATTGAATCGTTTTTACCTTGAATCCTTATTCGGCGATGCCGTTATTATTAAATCAAAACCACAAGCACAACCGCAACTATCATTATCTGTCAATGAATACGGTTCAAATGAAAATGTACGTCTTGTCGTTCAAGAAAACCATAACCATCCTAAAAGCGGTAGTGCGAGTTCTACCAATCCAAGAAAACGCAAGACCCGTAGTTCAAACGATGAACGTGCAATCGTCGTTGCAGAACATGTGGAATCCGTTCCTGCAAATCGCGACGCGTTTGTCCCACGCCGTTCAACACGTCTTCAAATGAAAACTCAATAAATAACTCATAAAAAATAATCAATCACATCATAATTCGTTCTATTTATGATGGTATTGTTAATCGTCGCAGGTTAATCGTCATGGATTAATCGTCATGGATTAATCGTCGCGAAACATCGTATCTACATTTTGATTTTCCTCTTCGTCGGATTCATCATCTTCGGTGCCTTCTTTTGTGTTAAAGCACAGGTCAAATATATCCTTTTCCTTTTTCATAGAGGATTGACAAGAGGACGCAGAGGATTCCGATGTTGCTTTACGACCACGTTTCTTTGGTTCTCGTAGAACACCTGGTTGGTCGACCTGATAGACCATGTTCGCCATGCTCGTCGATTCGTCTGCGCGGATAGTATGGTCGTATATATCATAGTCCAACTTGCGATAAACGGTTTCCCTCTTCTTGTATTGACCTGGGAACATACTGAAATGGTCGACAATGTCGAACGCGAGTGGCGGAATCGCATGGTTCTTACGGACAATACGACCGACCGATTGTTCGATACTCGATTTCGGTGTCGTGAAAATACAGGTATTCAGGTCGCCGATATCGAGACCTTCGGAACTCATCGGGTATGTTCCGAATATAACTTGCTTCTTTTCCGACTCATTGAGGTCCTTCTGTTTCATTCCGCCGATGTAGTATCCGACAGTGGCAAACTTGGAACACCTGCGATAGAGTTCAGCAAGATGTTCGCGACGGTCACTTAAGATAATTATCTTTCGCGGTTCGACCTCAATTAAATTAACAAGACGACGAACCAGCGCCTCTATCATATCATTGCGTCGCGGGTGATTCGCGATATTATTAATCATCTTCGGCAAACAGAGTTTCTGTGTAACCGTGTATTCTTCTTGTGAATAAGACTCGTCTGTATCGTAATAGTGCATTGCGTGTATCTCAATCTTTTTCACGTCATCACGCTTTTCCATACGGAATATAAATGGTCCGAGATACATATGGAATATCTTTGAAAGACCGTCCGAGCGCTTCGGAGTCGCGGATAGACCAATCGAGTAATATGCGTTAATCTTTGGAAGGGCACGGGAGAATACTTCCGCAGCTATATGATGACAGTTATGGACGACGACACCGCTTGTAGTTGTTGAACCACAGATTACAAAATTGTGATTGTCTTCGATTTCGATATCATAAACCTTCTTATTATACGCGGATTCATCGTCGGTGTATGTATCATTTGTTGTATGACATATTGCATCGATTTTCATTGTATCGTTCTGGTCACCTGTGAATTCGTCTGAATTACCAATCAATAAGTCTCCGACTTGTAATGTATCTGCAGAACGCCACCCCTGTGTAGTCAAGTATTTATGGTTCGGTGTGCTTCGGAACTTCATTTTAGAACACTGTAATTCAATTAATTCGTTGTTTTCTTTTTCCCACGCATGGGTAATTCGTTTCCATTCGAATTTACAGGTGTTCTCATTGTATGATTTGACGAGTGGTAACGGTTCTTTATTCTTCCACATCGAATTGAGACGACCGATTCGTATTGGTCCATTCTCGGTTACAACAGACTGTTTATAAGGGAAACATTCATCAATCGCGATGAGACCTATACCATCGAACACCGACGGGTCATATTCTTTCATTGATAAACTTTGTAACATACACAGAACAATGTCCTTGTCTTTCACATCGACGATTTTACCTTGAATCGTTCCGACTCGGGCCATCGGGAGGAACTGTGCGATACGTTCTTTCCATTGATTCATTAAGAATTCTTTATGGACCACTACGAGCGCCTTACGGGCGATTCGACTAATTAGATTAATACCCATAACAGTATTATGCGTGACTGTAAAATCGCCCATTAGATATCGATGGTTGCCGTCGAGAACGAATCCATAATAATCATCTTCTGGTAATTCTTCGAGACGAATACGTGTTGCAAGAGGGTCCTTAATTTGTGTTCGTAATTCTGATTTTTTTCTTGGAACTTTTACAGGTATTTCTTCAACACCGTTACCGTATATGTATGTTCTATAGTATGTTCCACATTTCTTCTCACCTTTGTAAGTACATGACTTTTCACACTTTTTCTTGAAAGCTGCGAATCCGAGAGACCGTGCAATATAGATAACATCATCTAACAATCGTTCATTCTTAAGATTAATGTCGTAACCTTTGTCTGCCAATGACCCATCTGAATCAATAATTCCTGCTAATACTTGTAATTGTATATCGCGACTATTACATTTGTATATATGCGGTATATGCTTATTGAGTATCAAATCGTATTTGCGTAGGAGATTTAGAAATTTATTTGAACCTTTTTTTGGATTTTCAGAGGAAAGAGTATAATGCAGACTTGCTCTACAGTGTTCTGTATCTCTTCCTTGTGATACTTTCAATCCCATTTTTTTTGCATATTCTTTGAAATATTCGACAACTTCGGGTTCTTCTGTTGTAATCTGGGGTGAAGCACTTGTTCCATCGCCTAACCAGTATCCGAGTGCGTATGGGTCTAATTCAACATCTTTATGCGGAAATATGACAGGAACTTTGTATCCTAATAATGGTCCTCCAGGTCCGTGGTATGAGATAGGCAAATTTAAATAATCGGTAACACTAATATCAACTATCGCACCTTTTGGCATTTTTTTATTTAGATAGGTCGATACTTTGAGTGACAATATATGACTCTTATTTACGACGTAAGGGTCTCCTTTTGTAGGAACGACACGATACATTATTTCACGTCCTCGTGCGAGTGATAGAACATTTCGTGGCGTAGAATCATCGCCCATCAGTTGGTCCCCAATTTGAACATCTTGGACCATCTTAATTGACCCATCAAACATTAAAATGGGTGTATCTCTACGGTGGCACTTGCCAAATCCGCAGCCGACACTCACTATTCCCCCGTTAGATTTTGTGACGTAATTCTGGGCGGACTTTTCATCATTTTCGAAAATACAAGAATTCATAAAAGTTTGAATAATCGTTTCCTGTATGGGTTTAAGTGTTCCCGCGAATTGGACGTTTATCGGGTCCCCGAATTCCATCTTGACTTCATCGGGATTTCCGAATTTTTCGAACCCGTAGTGTTTGGGAACGTAGAGTTTCGATGGACTTTCGAGGAACACAGGGAACGGTTCGGGTTTATTGAAATCGTCGAGGGTGAATGGTGCGACCATCAGTTCCTTGCGAACTTTCTTAAGTTGTTCTTCGGTAAAGTATTTTTTAACGAGTGCATAACCACGTTTGGAATAACTTGTGCGAATCGGAGTTGCAGATGACATTTTATCGTATTTTATCGTATTCTATCGTTACAATGCGTGAATACTATAGAATGTTGTGAGGTGTTTTCTAATCAAAAACGACGCGACGGACAATGGGACGGGCAATGCGACGGACAATTAGATACATGTTGGTTGCCATGAAGGACCTTTACATGAGAAATCACGACCGGTCATCTTATCGTCGAAGATAGATGCCATTCCACTTCCTTCATATGGACCAGGAACAGTGGATGGAACTTTTACGGTAGTTTGTTCAGGTTTCGTGAATAGAGGGTCTGGGAACGCGCGACTACTTGCACCTGCAATTGGAGCAATTGGGTCATCGATACGTGCGACTTCAGGTAATCCACCAATGCGGGATGCATTGACGTCTAAAAAGTAGTTACCACCGCGTTGGATGCGACGACCTTGACGGCGACCGACGCGACGACTTACAAGGCGACTTACGCGACGTCCGGAACCACGACTGCGACGAGAACGGATTAAGTTCTGTTTATTATAACGTTTATATGGGTGACTATCTGAACCACCACGAACGGATTTACGTGATTTACTCTTACTCTTTGAGCGACGCAATTTCTTCGAATTCTTTGAACTATTCATGATTATGGACGATGCTATCTATATGATATTCCGAGAAGAAAATATTGTCGAACTCGTAAAATATTCAGTTTATAGAATATAAGAAACATATCCCATCATGAATATCGATTTAACTGACATGAGTTTATGGAAAAAGGTCGTCATTTTCATTGTGATTGCACTTTGTTTATTTCTCGCATATTTCTTTCGATGTCCAATACCGAAGTTGATGCCGGAAAATGAAGATGTCATCTATTCGCCGGCATACGGACGCGTCATGAAAATCAAACATCTCAAGAACGACACCGTATTCATCGCGATATTCCTTTCTCCTGCAGATATCCATTATCAATTCGCACCGATTAACGGAACCGTTCGCCGTGTGACATTCGATTATACAGGCGAATTCCAATTGGCATATCACGCAAACAAGAGTGACGAAAATGAAAAGTGTATTACAGAAATACAGAATCGCCATGGTGTATTCACGATTTACCAGATTGCAGGTTTTCTAGTCCGCCGTATCAGTAATTACCTCGAACCGACGAAACCTGTTGTCACCGGCGAACGCATGGGTCTTATCAAATTCGGTAGTCGTGTCGATATGATATTACCTCGCGCATCCTTATTGAAATTAGAAGTCAAAGAAGGCGACCGCGTCGATGGAACGAATACCGTGATTGGGCGATATATGTAATTGTCATACCATTTCATTTATAATACGAGTTTGTTCTTATAAATGTCATGCACCTTGCAATTATAATTTCAATGATTTCAATTCGGTTAATTTCTTATCCATTTCTTTATCGTCGCCGAAATAATTTTGGAACGATGCAAGGACTTCTTTACTTTGTTTCAATGTAGGTCCCATTTCGTTCAACGTCTTGATAAGTTGTTGTTGGGTTTCCATAAGTTCGCGCGTGTCCTTCTTCATTCCTTTAACTTGTTCTTCGGATAATGAATTATACAAGTCGAGGACCGTCGATTTTTGGTCGAATTGGAACGATTCTTCCGTGTCGAGTTCAACATCCACTTCACTGTCGCCTTTTTCTTTCTTTGCCTTTGCACCTTCTTTTGCAACTTCCGTACCATTTGTCTTGTCCTTTGCGTTGTCCTTTGAGTTGTCCTTTGTGTTGTCGCCTTCTTTTTCTTCGAAGAATTCAGTTGTTCCATTACTATAGAGTTGGTCGGATGTAGTCGAATAGGAGACAACGACTGAACCCAAGATAATTCCAATTGCGACGGACAATAATAATTCACCGGTCACTGCATGTCCAATGACAATGACACCGAGAATAAATAAAATACTCATGAAATTTAGACTATTGAATGATAATCCCAATGCAATCAATGAGAGGATGAGCAACAACGATACACCGATTTGATGTTTGCGCGAGTCGCCACCGAATTGGATACGACCTTTGCGATTTAAGAAAAGTTTCATCGTCTTTGGTGAGTAATTCACTGCGAGTGCATATAACGCAATGATGACGATAAGATAACCATAACGTGCAAGTTGTTCCTTTGTATCGATATTTGAAAAATCCATTATTTCTATAAACAGTTATACTATATTGGTAGAGAAAATTGGAAGATGAATATCCGACTTTATACGAACAATAACGTAATACCATATAATAAACTGACAACAATCGATAGTAATGTCGTGCGAATATATTGTTTCGAAATTTCAGGTGCAACGAAAATCGACGGTGCTAGACGAACGAGGTATTTATATAGGGTCGGATTGAATACCAACATACATAGGACAAATACTATAAACGGATACTTCACGCGACTCCATAGTAATCCCCAATTGACCGCGGATTCACTATATGCAACATCGACTTGCTTACGTTGCATGTCATGACCCATTTGACTACCCGATGAATATAATTGTGGGTCAATTTGATGTGTCAATGGACTTGCCTGTTGTTGGTTCATGTGAATCATATTAAGTGTATTTTGGTCATAGACGGGTGCAGTTTGCATGGTCGATGCAGGTGGAATATTCATATTCGAACTACTGCCACCACCATTGGATGCATTCATTTCGCGTAAAATCGATTCAACTAGTTGCGAATTGTCGCCTTCCATCGATAAGGATGACATTTTATTTGATAAATGATTCTGTGTATATTCTCAATACACATAATAATTTCAATAGGAGAACGCCATGTGATACAACACTGATGTCAAAAATGGATTAAATAGATTAAACCATTTTCCAATTAATAATCTACAGTGAGATTACAATCGATTATCGGATATACATCATTATCCGGGAACTATTATGTTCTATTTAATAGAAAAGGACATATCTTTATATCAGTATTTTAAGTGTAATGTTATATTTTAGTATAATCCATATAATCCATTTTTAGCGACTGCCACTATTTACTAAAAAAACCGGCAAGTGGTGTATTATCGACGACGGAACGCGTTTCAATCACTTGAATCGGTCCCGAATTGTTGTCAGTAGTAGTGGAATCGCGCGATGGATTATCTGGTACTTTACAACTCGTTGTCTTTGTCGTGTATTTATAGCATTTATCGTCAAATGCATAAATCTTGTTTTCTAACTCTTCTGGTTTAGGTCCCTTGATAATGATACATTGGCGATTACGACAGGAACGGCGGAATAGGATAGCAAGACCGATACCCCAAATGATTGAAAATATAATAGGTGCTTTATCGTCTTTTGTAATGCGGTCTAAAATACTCATAGTGGTCTATTAAGTATAATAAGTATATTATAATTACGGATTTTATCTATATCACGACATTTCAATTACTCGTTCAATGAAAACGCTCATTTATTCATTCGACGGAATAAACGGGTCCGGTGCGGATACCATCGAAAGCGACGAAACCTATTGTGGAATGCCATTTTTCAGAAAGATGACACGCAACAAGAATGAATTGGAAATATGTCGCCGTTTGCAACTCCATCCGCATCCGAATATTGTCAATATATATCGTGTTGGACCGAATTTCGTCGATATGGAACGGGTTGTTCCATGCCATTTTCTTAAACAATACAATGTATATTCCGTTTGGAAAGATATGACGCGCGCATTGCGACATATGCAAACACACGGAATCTACTATATCGATTGGAAATATGACAATATTGGAAAAACGATGGACATTCGTGAGGATACATTTAAATTATTTGATTTTGACGTTTCGGGCATCTATGAGGGCGATGTGAAACGTTGGAGTTACGAACCTCCTCGTTATTTTGCGTATAAAATGGCATCCGCGTATTATTCGGAACCACGGATGATTGACAATTATGCGTTTTACAAAGGAATTATCTATCGTTCCGATTAAACCATGTTTGATTCTTCTGCGTCATCATTGGAATCAAGGTTGTATGGGGATGGTTCGGATTGACGATTCTGGAATGTTTCGACACGACGTTGAACCGGTAGTGTGTTTATTTGCGATGTATCCGTTGGACACTTGACCTCTTCTGTATGAAACTTGTAGCAATTTTCACTGTCGTCTTTGAATACAAATTCGTGTGCATTTTCAGGTGTGGGATACTTTATGATGACTTCTGGGCGACTGGCAAAACAATACACGTATAGCATCGTGAGACTGAATGCAATCAAGAACGGTTTGACTTGAAAAAAGTCACTTAATGATATCTTTGACATATGTTATACGATTCGATATTTTAATATTAACACATGTTTTATTATATAATCTCGTTATTGCAAAAAGGTAGCACATTGCTATCCTTTTTTTTTTAAAAATTGGAATGCAATATAGATATCTATGTCTATAATATAGAATAAAAGAAAATGTCAGCAACATTATCTTATCAAAGTTACGTATCTGTATACACAACCGATCCAATAACCACAGTTTTTCTCCAAAGTCCTCAACCAGCGGGATTGATTTCCTATAGGGTTGCTGCATATGATTCAGGTCAAATGGTTGCGTTATCATCTATCTATATAGACCAAAATACAGGTGATGTTATTTTCGAACCAGCCCTAGAAATGCCATCGATTTATTACGTTACAGTTACAGCAGAAATCGACGATGGAAATGGCGGAACTACATACGAATACGGTGATTTCGAAATTGCCATAGTCCAAATTTATGCTCAAGTTTCGATGGACTATAATACAAGTGGATCAGGTGGATTCGAATTTTACTATGAAAGTACAAGTACATTCAATGAAACTATATATCCGCACGTTTATAATGATGGTCAAGGTAATGCATATGCATCAGATAATATTATTAGACAAAATACAACAATTCAATATTATGACCCAATTACATCGAGTTATATCGATGACCCGCAATCATATGCATATACATTATTAGATACAACTATACAAATTGATGCATCATCATTTGGTATTCAGTTTCAACCTTCGAATATAAACCCAGGTAGTTATAAAATTACGTTTGATGTTAGAAATCCAAACGACCCAAATTCAGTTGCACATACTACTACTGTAGATCTAATTATATATATACGCGAACCACCATCAGATATCAGTTTAAATCCAACCAGTTATACCGGCGTAACGGGTTCAAATGTAATGTTTAGTACGGCAACGATTAATAATACCGGTTCAAGTATAAATGGTACATGGGAATTAATCGGAAATGATTTAAGTGGTATTTCGATCGATTCAACTACAGGAGTTCTATCATACGATTCATCTGTTTCTCCAGGTGTATATACGTTTGATGTTGTATATCGTTCGGATATTGATAATTATTATAGTAACGGTTATAATACCAGTACTAGTTTTTCATTAACCTTGTCATCGCCACCACAACCTTCAAGTGGTGGTTCCGCAGTTATTAATTTACCATTCATCTTCGATTTGTCAGCACAATCGATTGAAATCTTCGGTGAAGAAGTCAGTCTTCCAGATGCAAGTTTCAATTTAACGACTGATTTATCATTAAATGTCTTCTTATCCTCATTCTTATTCAAGGATAATGAAGCAGGTGATATGGATATTTCATTCGTCGATACCGCATCATTAAAAGACCACATCAACATGTTAAACTCAACATCGAATGCACGTACATTACAATTAGTTTCGGTTGATGGTGTCGGTGGTCCAAACTATACTCAATTCTCCAAAGTCGGTTCGAGTTTTACTCCTCAAGATAGTTCAATATGTAACCACTTTTTACAATACGTTGCATCCTTGTTATTCGGTCATCCACAAGCACAAGCGCCAATTAAGAACGATACCGCAATCTTAGAAGACTTGAGTGGTGACGATTTAGGTGGTCAATTCATTACCGAATTATCAAACAACCATATTGTCCGTCACTCCATGTTAGAACAATTAATCGACGCAGATGTTAGCAATGAACGCTTCGACTATTCACACAATGATACATATCATTCCTATCCATTCCTTGATGGTGATAAGATTGTCTTCCGTGTGAAGATGCAAGGTAACTTGTTCGTCGATGCAATTTCATCATTAGGCAGTAGCACCACCGTAACACAAAGTACAATCAGTGCATTATTCAGTAATATTATCGGTATCGATGCTCAAAACGGCAAGGTATCTGAACGTATATGGAAAGTCACTGCAACGTTAAGACAATAGACAAGACCATGACCCTACAATAATAATTTTCAAATCAATCAATCTATATATCAATCGATTTTTTTGAAAAGTATTTGCAATCGCATCCACTATTACTTAAACACTATGGTGGATGATAGATTACGTAAAATTTACACATTTCCAAGATGAGTGTGACCGCAGAATTAATACGTGTATATTCGTTTGAATTCATCCAACATCTTCATAGTTCGTTCGATGCGGTTCTCGACGAAGATATCGTCAATCGACTACTCGATATAAAGAGAAATAACCGCTTCGTCCGATGTAAGAGTCCAATGCGATTAAAATACAAGATTCGTGACTCCGTGGCACAACAATGGCGCAAGGAACGCGAAGAAAGTGCAAGTCAGTCCCCATTAGAAAAGTATGAATCAGCAGTCCAGTCCAATTTAAATAAGATTTCGCCAAAGAATTATTCAGTCATATTAGAAAAAATCATTGAGTCCTATGATGCATTTGTATCCAGTGGTGATGAATCTGCATCTTCCGAAAAAGGTCTCGAAGTATTAGTCGATAGTTTATTTGAAAAGGCATCGAAAGAAAAGACATACAGCGAGTTATATGCGCAACTCGTCGGCGATATATACAAGAAAGGTTACGAACATGTAGGACAGTACAGTCGCAATAAAGCAGAACAATTATACACCAGTTCAGTCCAAACGCGTATCCAAGATTGTCGCGCAGATATGGACGAAGAAGAAATACGTAATGTGTTCAAGACCAAGATGAAATTCACGGGGTTGTTCTTATTTATTGCGAATATGTTTGTCCAACATATGATTACCTATCAAGAAGTCAAACAATACTACGACGGTTTATTAAACTATTTCGACATTGCACCATTAGAATATTGTGACAGTTATATCGAATCCATCTGTCAAATGATTCGCCTTGCAGGTTATAGTTTAGAAAAATCGGCAGAATCGAAAGACACATTTTACAATGATTTCATGAAGGTATTATACGACTACCAGGTAGTAAAATCCAGCGACAATCCAAAGATGACCAATAAGAATCGTTTTGCAATCATGGATGTGACCGATTTATATAAACGCGGATGGGATATGAATCGTTACGAAGAAGACGCAAGTTCATCCGAATCGTTCGCGAGTGTGAAAGAAACCATGCATAAGAAGAAATCGCGCAAGTAAGTTGTAGTTCATATAAGTTTCATTTGGACCTATATGAAAGACATGTGTTTGACGTCCTCGTCGAGTATCCGACATTCGCCAACGTCATCGTCATCATTTATTGTTATTGTATTCGAAAAGTTCATCGATATTCTTAATTAAATTCACGCGTTCTTCCACTTTTTCAACATCGATATCGCGCATGTATTTATCGGGATGTTCGACGATATCGATTATCAACTGCATATCGTCTTCCAAATTACCAGACATCACTATCGGAGTATCACCAAAGAACTTTGAGATATTACGGCATCCTAAATAGACGGGTATAGAACCCGATAGGAGCGGATTGATGATTTTTTCACTGAAATAGTAATTCGATTGGAAATTTTCGATGGCAACATGAAACTTGTAGTTTTCATATGGTTCATATTCGGCAAATGGTCCTTTGAGACGCGGGTCGTTGGCATAAGGTGAGTTTCGATACATGATACATCCATTGCCATAGATATCGACCGGTAAGTTCGATTGTAGTATTCCGCGAACAAGGCGATGGCGATAGATATGTCCCGGTGCATACATCTTTCCACTAATCATAATCGACATTAACTGATGATTGGTATGTGGCATCGGGTGCGGAATCTTGATATCATATATCCATTTCGGTACACTGTATGTAATATATGCGTACCCTTCAACGAACGGTTCCTCTAGACCCTTCAAGTCACCAATATAGTATCGTCCGATATACTTTTTGGCATATTTAATAAATTCCGATGTTATATTCAGAAATGGTTGGACGTGGTTCGGTTCATATGCGAGACCGACCACACGGGTCTTATTTAACCCATTACGTAATTTCGGCATCGCGGTATTAATAATAATCGCATGTGTATAGTCATCATTATCCGTTGTGAATTGAACCTTCATTCCAGGCCCCGTCCCATAGTATGGAATGATGTTGGTACAAAAACACTTTTCTAGCGATTCTTTTATACCTTCTGGTGTCGCAAAGTCTGCAAATATTCGAATGATATAGTTTCTTGACGGTGTATTCATGATGTAAGTAATTATAGAACATACACGATTCGTGTCTTTTATATAATTACTTATACTTATTCGTATGATAGGCAAAGACGGTCGGATTATCGTTATTCACATCTTGTGGATAATCAGAATAGAAAAATACATGGACCGGATTAATCTTATGTTTATTCATACAGAATCCAATACCGACATCTTCGATGACATAGGGATATCCAAATACCTTATTGTAAAAATAGATATTCCATGATACCTTGTCCATTTCCGCAATCACTATCTCACATGCCTTCTTTGAAAAATAAACAACCACGCCTGACGCAAATGGGACCAATGGAATCTCGTTGAATTTCATCATTTCTTGCAAGCTCATCGTAATACCATTCAACGGGTTCAACAGGTCTTGTGGGTGTGTATAGAAGTAACTTGTCATGAAATTGTCGGTGTGTTTCAATCCGGGTTTGCTAGGGCGTATCACACGTCCCATATAATCCCCTTTGTTCGGACTATTTAAGAATCGTATCATTTTATCTTCGTCGAATGCGAGGTCATCGCCACATCGTAACATCCCTTCTTCGATATCATAGCATTCCAGTATGACCTTCATACCGAGTGCAACCTTTTTCAATATATGGATGTAGGAATCTTCGCATTTTAATAGGAACATATTACCTTTACGTTGATACGGTTCTGCAATACGCGGGTCGCCGATAAATGTAAATACTTTCCAACCCGCATAGTCGTTCTTTTTAAGACCGAATTCTTTGAGACGTGTGTTCATATGTCGGTGACAACTGAATATAAGAATCGCGCCGTTGATGCGCTCTTTCGATGCCGTTATTTCGTTATCCATTGTGTATGCCTATACTCTATACTATTGTAGAATGCTTTTATATTTACAATACAATCATACGATTATCAATGATATTCAACCCATCTTTGTTCTTTTCAGGGTCTTCGAACCATTTTTGTGGCGCAATCACTAATTTTGTTGGATTCGGATTGAGATATGCACCCCACCAACTGAATGTCGAATTACATATAATCGCATGAAGAGACAATGTCATCATCATGAGTTCGCATACATCCATCGGAACATCTTTTAATAGTGTATTCGACTTACATGCACGATGGACTGCGTCATCAATGAATATAACATGTTTATTCGATGCAGATTCCGCGAAGGTGCCTTTACACCATTCGATATCATCTGAAAATACAATATAGACAAGGTCGGACGATGAATAACCGATGACATCGCGATGTGTATCAATTTGCGATTCTAAATAAGTCATTGAGCGTGTATAATAGTCCATCGGTTGAACCGTATGAATATGCGATAATTTCGTGTAATCACCGCGACGAACATGAACCATCACATTCGGTCTCAATTGACCGCCGAGGACATCCTTACGGAATATCGACCGTAATTCGCCCATTTGTTCGTCTGGTAATCGGAACATCGATACAATCTTGTGATAATAATTTTCAAAGAAACGTGGATTTTGTAGATATGCGCTCATACGGTAATGCTTATTGTGTGGAATACGAACAGGTGAAAATACATTGGTCGGATATTGAAGAGGAATCCATGATATTTTTTCCATTTCGTGTGTTTTCTTAATCGGAACATTCTTAAATAAAGAGGACCAATAGACTGGACGCGATTCGAATACGGACGGTGATTCGTATATTTTTTCAAATACCGGTTCCATACCATTCATCCATGCGATAGCACATCCCGATGCGATTTGGAACATTTGATTACCTAGACCGCCCTTGAGTGTCACCGTGAAATAGTATTTATTTTCAAACGAAATACTTTTATCGAATGCAACGTAATCGACCACACGTTGTTCTACGTCACTATAGGATTCATATTGATAACCCAACGATGGATTGAAAATGAACCAGGTCGAACTCGCACGTTGTAATGACATCCAATACATGTCGAGGGCATAGATCGGTTTGTCATAAGTCTTCATTAGACCAACGAGACCTTCTTTATAGTTATTCAATAAGGTCTGGTAAAAAGTATGATTGACTATGTATCCCGATGTCGATGAGATTGCATTTGCTTTACATACGAGAGGGTCTGGATTTCCGTCACTACTATTCGTTCCCATTGGTTTAAATGTTTCTGCATCGACGTATTCCATCTGTTGTGATGCACCCCGCGATAGATTCACGACGGTCCAGTCTGGAACTTTAGGAACAACGGTTTCAAAGAAGTAACGAATACCTTGTTCCACCTTTTCTGCACTATCGATAAAGATGAAATCGTCTTCGAGAATTGCAATATTTTTCCATTTTTTTTCGATTGCGAGTTGTAGGCACTTGATGTGACTAAATGTACATCCGATTGCGCCACGGTCATTACGAACGGCAGAAAGACGCTGGAATTTTGTGACGGGTATCTTCATACGCGCCATTTCTTTGATAATACTTGCATTGCGGTCGGTTCGGTGGTCGAGATTGATATAGACAAATTGGTCGATAGAATCATACCACTTTGGGGATTCGTCTGCAGATGTATTTACAGAAGGTTTCACCGATGATTTATTCTTTTTTGTCATAGTGTAGCGTAGTGTACTGTATGTGCGTATTCCGTTATAAATAAGGATAACAAATTTGTCTTTATCTTACAATTATTTAATTATGCGTAATTGTTAATCCGTCTCATCAACCGATACAACGCGCGGTGGTTCAAACCCATTGAACCCAACTGTTCCGCTCACAAGCGTATATGCACCCATCTTTCTCCATCGTAATACATCATTCAATCGCGGAATTGACATAAGAGTCGAATCGACAATCTTATCACAACCATCACATGTATTGCCCCATATCGTGCATATCGCATTCGAACGAATACTAATTGGTGCATAGGTCGGTTCCGGAACCGGTTTCATCTGGTCGAAGATGATTCCACTAAATGACTGGTATATCGAATCATTGATATGGATATTGTAATGGTCCACTTGTTTTCCTGCACGAGTATAAACCGCGTCACGCTTCTTTACACCAATCACTCTCGTATATAATCGTATGGAATCCTCTGAAATATATCGTCCTGGTTCTGCAATAAAATCGATACCATAACGTCGTTTCCAATCTCGCGTCAATTGTGTAAGTTCCTTTGATATACTATGGAGTCCGTCGATAGAGCGAAATCCGCCACCGATATCAATTAATTTAGGTAGAGGCATCGATACCTTTTGCCATTTTGGAAATAAGTCACGTTCAATGTGCTTCATCATCGATAAGAATACGTTCATATTGGAACAGGCAGAACCGACGTGGAAGGATAGACCGTCGACTGACCCAAGTGCATGATTCTGGAAATCGCGTAGTATTCTCCCGGTAGAAAGAACGGAACTGCCGAATTTTTCATTGAATCGAATACGCGAGAATTGTTCCATCGATTTAATGCGCCATATAATCCGGGAATCCGGTTGAATTCGTCGAACTCTCAATATCGTTTCAAGGTCATCACATACATGCATGGTCACGGCATTGTCTTTTGCAGAACGTATATCTTCATCTAATTTAACAGGATTCGAGTGTATCATGGGAAGTCCATACTTTACAACCTTTTCGATTTCTCCACGACTTGCAACATCGAACCCACCAATTAATCCCGAAGTTCCAGTGGTATGTAGGATAGACGGATGATCAAACGACTTGATTGCATAATATGGTGGAATGGTCGGCAAGAGTTCGTTCCACCAGCGAAGACGGTTGCGGACCGTATAGGGTGAATATACGGCAATCGAATTGTAAGAGTTTCTTGCGAGTTCGACGAAGCGTGACATATATTTTCAACTATATAGGTCGCAGATAATTTTGTATCCTATTCATACGAGATGTCGTTATATGAAAACTCGACGGATTCATTGATATTCATACATATTCATAAAAAGGCCGTTTTACCGGATTTATGAAAAGGTATCTTCTTTGCGCCAGGAAAAACACGTCACCTTGGTAGCAGGAAACGTCCGAGAACATTTCGCGCAGTTAAGGCCTCTTCGTTGGGGTCTCCATTGACGTTCTTATAAATAAGAATTACCTTGGACAATTGAACAACAACATTCTACGTAAAATGCCGTCATGAACTATAAAATAAGACGAATCGATGGGGAATCGACTCTCCGTGTCTTATGTGATAGCTTCATTTGTCCGATTGTCCGCCCCACAATAAGTTGTCATTAAAAGATTGCAATTCAAACGCACAATCATATTCCAAATATTCTATCGATTTCAATTTTATAAATCTATAGTAGTTTAATGTTATCGTTTTCCTTTTTCAATCGTTTCGTTTATGTCATCTGCAAAATCTGAACTAACAACGGAATTTATTTCATATATTCAAAAACAGATTCAAATCCCGGACATTGAAACCTACAAAATTTTATATTCCATATTAGGATTATATGTATTTGCATTATGTAAGATACAGAGAACTAAATTGGACGAATCTTATGCGATTGCCTGTGCCGACACATTGTTGTATATTTTCAAAACGATGTATCATTATACACGTCATGCCAAAGTAAGTCTTGATATGGCAGAACGAGTCGTCGTTATATTTGAAGATTGTATATTCACCAGTATGTCGATGAATTCCTTACAGATTTACATTTCGGAAATAAAAGAAATTATCATTGAGAAGACAATCGGACCATTATATTTATACAAACCAACATTTACAATCGATTCGACCGCACAATCATCTGTTTCATCTGGGTCTGGGTCGGGTTCTGGACCGTCGCACAAATTTTTAATTCTAACGGTCGATATCATGACCAGTTTTCTACGGAATCTATTTGTCAAACTCATTTATCTACAGCGCACGAAAAACCTACACGTATTACAATTACAACAGTCTATACAACGTTCGCTATTCGATTCAGTCTCATCAGTTCAATCCACAAAATCCGTTCGTAGTGCAAGTGAAGATGCGATTGATGCATACACGATTAATGATGAACTATCATTGTCTGACGTATCGGAATCCAATCCGAACGATAGAACCGGAATTGAACTACGCGATGTCGGCAATACGATAGAACCAATCGATGGACGTGGGCGCGAATATGAAGTGGATGTCGATATGATTGAGGAACAGATGATGTCAATTATGATTATGATGCACATTATCGTTGATAAATGGGTGATACTCGACAATGGAACACATGTCGAACATATGTTAATGACAACATTAGAACATATTAACATGTTATCGGAATTAATACCGACGATGAATAATTTGAAAGTTCGCTTGGAATGCATCTATTATTCCGCATCACTTTATGATACAGTAGAAGAAGCATTTCAGAAGATAAATCTCATATTGGACGAATATGATGAAGACCTATCAGATGAAAATGAAGACAGTGAATGGACAACCGAATACATTCCCTCGAATACGGTCATTAAAGACTATCGACCATTCCAGTTACGCATCTATCGTATTTATGAGCAAAAAAATAAATAAGTATATTATAAACTTTGGATACGTCATACAATGGCGGGAGGCATTATTCAACTTATATCCTGTGGATTACATGATATATACCTGATTGGTAACCCGCAGATTACCTTTTTTAAAAAAGTTTACAGCAAATACACACACTTCGCAATGGAATCTATGTTTTTACCAGTTGATGGTCGAATTCAATTCAGTCAATACACGTCGGTCAATGTAGAACGTTCCGGCGACCTATTGAAAAATATGGTGGTCGAAATGAATCTCGGACATGAATTCTTAAGTGTCCAAAATGCTACAGGTACATTGGAATTATACAGTAATGGTGTATATAATCATTTGACTGATGGATATTATACGACCCAAGGGAACCAATACATTTTTCACGATAATATGACCGGTAAAGATTATGAACTGTTGAATCCTGATTTCAAACCGGTTACAACTGCATCCTATCCGGACAACTCGACACTCGTCATTGGATATCAACCGATGATCCGCCTCGACGAATACCATCCACGTATTGCGAATAAATTAATTGAATATGCCGAATTGACTATTGGTAGTCAGGTTGTCGATAAATTATACGGTAAATGGATTGATATCTGGGCACAATTATCAAATAATTACGAAGATTGGGAACGTTCGCGCCAGATGTCAAACGCATCCATCTTAATCAATAAAGATGAATCAAAAACCTATGTCGAATTACCATTCTGGTTTTCGAAGAACCCGGGTCTCGCATTACCGATGGTTGCACTTCAATACCATGATGTCCGTTGTAATATCAAATATGCAGACCCGATTTCATGGACAAGTAATAATGACCTGAATAGTATCAGTAATCACGAAAATCCTTCTTATATTTCTGGTAAATTCTCGAGAACACTTACGATGGGTTCCGTCGTTCTACAAACCGGTGCAGTAGGTAATAACGTCGAAGCGGGATACGTTGCAAAAGTCACATCGAGTGGTTGGCAATGGGCACGTAAGATTAACTATATCGATATGTCCAGTAATATAACTGTCAATGCATTAAAAGTTCGCGATATATCAAACGGTGACATCGTCGTTGCCGGTGTATATACAGGTCATATTACATTCGAAGGGTCAGACCTATCATTGAATTCATTTGAACATTCACAGGATATTTTCATTGCCAAGATTGACCAATATGGTAACTGGTTATCCGCAGATTCGGCAGGTGGTTCCGAATTCGACCGTGTGTATGGTATCGATATCGACCTCGATGGAAATGTCTATGTGAGCGGTTATTTCGCGGGTGTTGCGCATTTTATCAATACAATTGACGGAGTGACACAAGGTCTTACACTTGTATCGGAATCTTGTACGACTGATATTTTCATTGCAAAATTAGGAAACGACCGTCGATGGAAATGGGCGCATACCGCAACCGGTTATGATATTAATTATACCGATAGTGGTAATGGTGTCTTTGTATCCGACGATGGAAAGATATTCGTAACTGGTAATTTCTCGAATGACAGTAGTTTCAACCAATTCTCTATTCAACAAGGTTTCGGCAGTCCGGACAATGCAACCGGTGACAATTACCGTTCCGTATTCGTTGCCGAAGTGGATGCAAGTGGTTGGAAGTGGGTGAATTATTTACAATCGACTGTATCGAACGCATCATGGAACATCAATGCACGGTCTATCACCTATACCAAAAACGATTTAATTATCGTCGTCGGGTCACTAAACGGTGAATTCGCCGTCTATGATACATACGACCCTACATCAGGTTGGACCTCTGCAAATTCGCTCGTCGATGTCACAACTCAATCGCCGACATACGACGAACGTGCATTCATCGGAGTGATACGTCGTGACCCTGTCGATGGGTTACACAAATGGACCTATGTCGGATTATTAAATGAAACCGACTATCAAATTGCACACGACGTCGAATACGATTTAAATGAAGGGGTCTTTGTCGTCGGCGAAACGAAACCGATCATCACGACGCAAAATACTGCAGCTCGTTCATTTGTGATACACATTCCAGATATTGTCAATATTACGTCTGGTCGTAGTACAACTGTATTCCAAGTGAATTGTAATGAAAATCGCGCACTTTCGGTAACACAGGAACGCGATGGGTATATTGTCATTGCCGGAGAGTATCGAGAACGATTATATATCAGTCCGACGCGCGATTTATCGGGAACTGCCTCAAGTAGTAATATGAATTCGTATGTCGTCAAATACAACGTTTATAAGAATGTGAGTCCAAATATGTTCGATACTGTTAATTGTGAATGGATATATGGGTCATCATCGTCGAATGGGGGTAGTAGTTCGGCAAACTCGGTGGTCCAGTCGATTGCCGCTGAAAACGTAACGCGTATGTCCTATACATCAGAGCACGATTTCATCGTCGGAGGAACGATTAATTACAATCACAACCTCGTCATTAAAGACGGGCGTGTGTATGGTGATTACATATACCTCGACACCGATGAACGTCGTTTGTATGCGAATTTAGAACATGAATATCTGATTGAACAAGTTCAATACTCGAATCCGTTTGTATTAGACCGAAATTACACGATGACGGAATTGCATTTCAATCATCCAATCAAGGAATTAATATGGAACTATCAACTGCAATCGCGCATCGGGTCATTCGATTACTGGAATCCACAAGGAAATGACCTTATGGAAAAGTTCCGTATCGAATTCAATGGTGTCAATCGTATCAACGATATGGACTCGGGATATTATCGTCTCGTCCAGGCATACAACCATCATAGTGGCGGGCATCAACAATCCAAGGAAAGACAAGAAGGTGGATATTATACCTATTCATTTGCGGCTCGTCCGGAACAATACCAACCAACAGGAACGAGTAATTTCTCACGTATTGATAGTGTTATCTTACATCATACCGTTTCACAACCATGTAATATGGAAATATACGCGGTGAATTACAATGTCTTGCGTATTGTTAGCGGTATGGCAGGTGTCGCATATTCGAATTAATGGGAATGGGATTTAATTTCTCGAAATATAATATCGGATGACGTGTATCCCTGAATTACTCTTTTTAGATTTTGAATATGTCGATGCCTTCCTCGTTGCCTACTACATCGCATACATTGCCATCGGTTGTATCGAATTGGACGATTCCGCGTAATGGTTCATGTTGCATGATTTATATCGACGGGTCTGGGACTATAACATTTTATGACTTATTGGGAATGGAAACAGATGCATCGTGGAATACGTGTTGTACATCGTGTAGTTGCCAGATGTTCCATCATTTTTACTGTGATTGTAGTTGCAATGGTCGTACTTGTTGCGATTGTAGTAACGGTCATGGACACGGTCATCATACGATGACGGACTGCAGTGGTCCAGTCTCAATGGACTGCAGTGGTCCAGTCTCGATGGACTGCAGTATGACTTCGATGTCAATATCAATTCCACCTCCGTCAATACCATATTCGAAACCGCATATGCCGGTCGAATGGTCTTATAACCGGTCGCGAGAAGATATATCAGGAACGAGACGCCTCGTCCTCATGGATAGTCGTGTTCGCGGTTACGCATTTCTCCTTGGATGTTTATTACCGACTGTCGATTATGTCGTCGTTACCTATCATCGCGACACGTATGCAGATGTTCGCAGATGGATAAATTTATACCATACGAATTTCGATTCTGTCGCATATCTATCAAACGGTACCAACGTTTCCAATGAATTTTACTTTTCCTTTCTATGGAAAGAAGAAAGTGCCGTCTTACAACTGGTTCATCAACTGGACCCCAGTATGAATACATGGAAACCATTTTTCGATATATTCAAGGACGTATCCGGTGCATCTTACATCGATTTCCTTGGAAGTAATTTGTATTCCATTCCGCCGTGGAAATACGTTCTCGATGGTATGGAACAAGAAATCGGAATGACCATTCGTTCAAGTATGGATATGACCGGAAATACGGATATCTGCGGAAACTGGAACTGGATTTTAGAAGACGGCGACATCGATGTAAAGAGTCTATATTTCAACGATAACATATTACAATACCCGTATCAATTAAGTAAGGGTAGTATGTAATCGCGTGTACGCGTAATCGGACATAATCGGGTTATAAAGAGATTTTCATAGTAACCATTTATACAATCACATCACGGGTATTATAAATGAGTACAAGTATAAACGACATTTCCAATACGAATGCCATCGTCAGCACAAGTGTCAGCACAAGTGTCAGCACAGGTATTCATCGTCCGGTGTCATTCTATGGCGAAGAAGGTTACTTGGATGCACTGCGAACCATCCTCGAACACGGCGAATTACGTCAGACTCGTAATGCGGAAACCATCTCACTATTTCATGTGGATATGGGTTTCAATCTCCGTGACGAATTCCCATTATTGACAACGAAACGCGTCTATTGGAAGGGTATCGTCGAAGAACTCCTTTGGTTCACACGTGCAGATACGGATGCGCACCATCTTGCAGAACGAGGGGTTCATATATGGGACGGTAATACAACACGTGGATACCTCGATAGTATCGGCTTGAATATGTATCGAGATGGCGAATGTGGTCCAATCTACGGTTACCAATGGCGCTCTTTCAATAAACCGTATGTGCCATTAAATGAACGCACACCGTCTGTCGATGGTGGACAATGGATGTCAGACCAACCGACGTTATATAGAGATACACGCACTTTACAATCTCCAACACCGAAAACCGACCAATTACAGACGATTATCAATGAACTTCGTTCGAATCCGACTTCGCGACGCTTGTTTATGTCCGGGTGGAATCCAGTTCAAATGGACGAAATGTGTCTCCCTCCTTGTCACGTATCGTATCAATTCTATGTATCGAAAGACGGTGGATTGTCTTGTCACATGACTCAGAGGTCTGGTGATTTCTTCCTCGGGTTAGCATTTAATATAGGATCATGTGCTCTACTAACATATATGATCGCTCACATGACTGGATACAAACCAGATAAATTGTTCATTACTGTCGGTGATGCACATATCTATAAGGACCATATCGATGCCGTTCGGGAACAATTAACGCGAACTCCATATACAATGCCACGATTAAAGTGGAAAATTGCTGAACCACGTGAATACATCGAAGATTATCGTGCCGATGATTTTGAACTAGAAAATTACCGTTGTCATCCAACAATCCGCGCAAAGATGGTCGCATAGGTGAATTGGAATAGTCATTCATAAAAAAATGATTTTTGTGAATGGATATTGGACTTATTTATTATATAATTGAGTATCGTCAATCTCGAGGAATGATATATCGGTTTCATTATATTCGTCGTAGAATAGATATTTGTATTTGACCGGTTGTAATTCTCTATCAGGTTTCATATCGGCACATTTTTCAATCCATTTTACCAGTATTTTCAGACGTTCATTCATATTGACCTTTTGTAATTTTCCTGTTACACGAAAATTATCAGGATTGAAACGAATGAATATACAAGGCAGACCAATTGCGTTTTGAATTTCGTGCATTCTCGCGAGTTCGCCAATTTCTCCTTTCGAACAATTGCTACGCTTTCCCTTATGTTGGTCTTCATCTACCTCAATAATAACATTGTGAGTTCCAACATCATATACCCTATCTGGTCTATAGGAATTACAATATGTATCCACGATTTTATCGTCTTTAATATCGATAGTATTTTCAAGTTTAACATACTTGTCAAGATAATCGAGAACAAGATTTTCCTTTTTCTTTTCTCGTTTCACTTGTTGATAGAGTTCATTTGGAGCACAGTATGCTATACATAAACTGATGTCAAAAATGGATTAAATAGATTAAACCATTTTCCAATTAATAATCTACAGTGAGATTACAATCGATTATCGGATATACATCATTATCCGGGAACTATTATGTTCTATTTAATAGAAAAGGACA